CATAGGAACTGCATTATGTAAGTGCTAAAAGTTTTTTAGCTGAATTTCTATATCGTCCTTGCCTACAATCACCTTATCAATTATAGTTTTGAGTATAGAGTTTTTTTGAGACTTGCTGATACCATCCCAGATGTCGGCAAGTTTTTTTATATTCTCATAGACAAATTCTTTTTTCTGCTCATGCTGACCATCTTTTCTTTCAGTTGAAATCTTTTTGGTAGTCTCTCTGATCTCAGTCTCCAAAGTCTTAATCATATCCAAAACCATGTCGTTTCCCTCTGCATACAGGGTGTATAACCGTTTTAGCTTTGCTTTTTGTTTTTCAAGCTGGTTAGTCAGTATTTGCAACTTTGTTTCTTTTGCCTTTGGCTTGTATTGTGATAGATTTATTGAGATGTCAAGTATTTCATGCTCAAATGCTTTTTCAATATCGCTTGCCCATGCTCCGGGGTTGTCGCAATCTGCATTGTAGTTCGGCAAGTAGTCCAAGTATTTGTCGTGTGAGCAACAATATATCTTGTGAATCCCCATGCCGGTTATCTTCTGGTATCGCATCTTGCAACCACAGGTTTTGCAATAACACAAACCTGTAAGCAAATGTGGCTCGGTAAAACTGTATACATGTTGTTTACGTCTACTTTTTCTCAACTCCTGAGCAAGATAAAATTTGTCATGCTCAAATATCGGCTCATGCAATCCTTTATATGTGCCACCCTTGTATGGGATATAACCGATATTAACAACCCCTGTGAGGATATTTCTCACAACAAATTCACTCTTATAGCCAAGTAGTCTTTTAATTTTTACGTCGGACATACCGCCAATAAACAAATCCATAGCTCTATTAGCCTGTTCGGCACGTTCTGGAATTGGTACAAGATAGCCAAGGTTTTTATCATATCGGTAACAGTATGGTGTATTGCCACCGCCCATCCAGTAGCCATTTTTAACTCTCTCCAGCATACCGCCGCGCATTCTCAGCAACATTGTGTTTCTATCGTATTCGGCAACTGCCGCCATAATATGTGTTTGGAACTTGTCTTGCGGTGTTTCATACCTGGCAAAATCATGTACGCTATTAACTCTGACACCTTTCGGTGTAAAGAGTTTCTCGATCATGTATAATGCATCTACTGAATCCCTTGCTAGTCTGTCCAGCTTATATACTACTATGTTGTTTATTTTCGATATGTCCGATATAAGCCGTTGCAGTTCAACACGCTTGCTCATGTCCATCCCAGATAGTCCAGCATCAATATACCAATCAGTGATTAGCATTTCATTTTTCTTACAATATTCTTCGATATCTCTTTTTTGACTTTCAAGGCCGTAACCCTCTTCAACCTGTCTTTCTGTTGACACTCTTATATATGCCACACATTCCATTTTTATTACCCTCCTACGTAAAATGTGCCGCATATACACTACATTCTACGGCACATTCTACTTGTCATTTATTTACTTGTCAACCAATCATGCTAGCTATTGTTCTTGCCACATCATCAGGCAAAACAATATCAGCAATATTCACTTTTTTACCACTTTGCGTAACCACAACATTCATCTGTTTTTCCTCCGATACTCCGCCTTTGCCTTTAAACTTCTGTCTATCAGATACTTGTCAACCGCTCGGCTCTTCGACCTCTCGTTAAACACTTTGCTGTTCCATTCATCGTACACTTTTTTCCACGTTAGGTACCGCTCACAGTTTGAATGACAACCAACATATCTATCGGGGCAGTCTTTACACGGATTGTCTTTCTTCGTTGTCATTAGCCGCTCGCCTCCTTTGGCTTATCTGATACTGTCGCCTGTTATATGCACTCCTGTCTGCCTTTGCCGAGTTGATAAGATTGAGCTGGTAGTGGTGCTCACATAACTTATACCCATCCTTAACAGGATTATTGCAAAATCGACATATACCCTTTTCGTATCTTTCTTGTGCATTCAACCTTTTCTCTGCTCTCTTTCTTCGGTGATAAGCATTAGTTTTTTCAGCGCAATACACGCATGTGTGTGCACCATCTTTAGCCGGTCGTTTTCCGCACCTAGTACAAAGGCCTTTTTCAACCCTTTCGGCATATTTGGTTTTCGCCCATTCCGCATGTTGTTTGTTGGTGTTTTCTCTGTCTGACTCCCTTTTTCTTAGCTTCCACTCAGATTCTCGTGCGCGACACTCAGGGCAGTGCCTTTCAGTCCCCATTAATTTATTTATTCGGCATGTAGGGCATATTCCATTATCGGCATACCAGTGTTTTTGTTGTATGGAGTCCTCGGTGTGTGCCTTGCAACATTTAACACAGTAAGCACCTATCCTGTCCAGCGGTTTTCCACATTCGACACATAATCCAGCAGCTTTACGGCGGCGGTACTGTTTTGTTGATGCTCCCATAGTCACTACTCTCTATTCAGTTTATAGTTTTTATCTTGAGTAATCTCAGGCAGATTAGCCTGTTTATCTTGAAGTAATTTAGAATTATTATTGACTTTATCAATCATCTGTCGTATCTCTGACGGCATTCTGTCTATCTCTCTCTGTCGTGCTATCTCTGTTCGATAGCACCGCATGAAGTTGCTGCTCACGACATTCTCATTAAACTCCGTGTCTTGCGCCCACATTCTCAGCTGTGACGGTGAGCCCACGGCTCTCTGACATGCCGGCGGCAACTCGTTAAATCTTGCTGTTGCATTGTAGCCACTATCCGATATTGCCTTGCGGACCAGTGACCACGCTTCGGCATCGGTCATTTGCCGAGGAGTAGTTATTGACTTTATTTTGTCTATAACCTGTCCTATCGCCGGGGCAAAGCCACTGGTGTCCGTTGATATATATGCCTTGATTGCCATGTCAACCTCTGAGTAAGAATAATCAGACAACATATCCGTCCAAACAGATACGGTAAAGTCAATGTTAATCGGCTTGTAGTTTGGATAAGCAACCATCAATACCGCTATTATCTTACGTGTTTCTTTATCGGTCGTAATCACCACCGCCTATCAGTTCAAATCTGTACTTCTGCTTTGAATTTGGATATTTATTTCTATCGACTTCGCTCATAAACATTCCAAGTGGTCTATTCCAGATAGTACCCTCATATTCGTATACAACCGATACTTCTTCGGTTTCTGTGTGCCTTGATATTCCTATAACCGTTACAACCTTTCCTATCTTAAAATGCCTGTACTTCTGCCCTGCTACTGGTAGCGGCCTATCAAAATCGTAATTAGACTCTTTCTTAAAATGCCTTGTCAGTAATGCAAGGTCACCATTTTCTTCCAGCTCTCCATCATTTGAAAAATCTTCGCTTTCCTCAATATGTAACTGCTGAAACTTGCATATGGTGCTTTCACCTAATATGATTTCAGTCAATGCGCCTTTGAATCCCTCTACATCGTATTGGTTAATGTCTCCATCAACAAAATACCCGCTAAATCTAAATATTTTTGCCATCTTCATCTCTCCTTATCTGCTCCATGAGCCTATCAAACTGATCATTAGCACTCTGCCGTGACTTTGGTGGTTGAACTTTTTTTATTCTGTCCCAGGTTATCCCTTGATAGCCATTTCCAATACTCTCATCAATTATTGCGATGACAGCCTGCTCTCCATACTCATCAGCCTTGGCCTTAATAGTCTTAACCAAGGTTCTCAATCCGCTCTCTTTGTATGTAAATCTCCGTTCTTTTTTATATTTAAGCCATGTATTGATACTATCTAATAAATAATTAGATATATTAAACTCTGTAATTAATTCATCTAGTATATTATTATTTATATTAATATTCTCTGATGTATTAACTATATCTCTTTTATTATTAATATATATATTATTAATATCAGTATCAGATACAGATGCTTGTATGGGGCATGTATGCCCCATAATAGGGGTATTACTTCTTATGCAGCTTACAACATCCAAAACATATTTTTTAAACATTTCCGACTTAATATGTTTTGCAACATTTTCAACCCCAGTAAGCGTTTTCTCGGACTTACTCCAGTTGTATTTATACCAATTCAGAATCAATACCTCCTTGGTATTCTTATCAAATTTAATAATCTTGTGAACATTTTCAAAGCGTTCAAGCAGTCTTATTATTGTGTCCTTGTTATACCCAGTATTTCTGGTCATCTGAGAATAGCTAATCTCATAACAACCACAAATATTAGTCTGAGGGTTCGTCAGCAAATAAATATAAAAATACTTATCCTCTGGTGTAAAATCATCCTCAACCTTATTGTCCGTCCAAAATGATAAATGCACACTCCTGTATACCGCCATCAAACCTCACTCCTTATATGATTTTAGTCTTCATCTTTTGTAATGTCTTCTTTAGAAAATTTCAGCACTCTATTCAAGCATTCATTGTATCGGCTATCGGTGAGTATATCATGTATATATAGCATAATTATACAGTCAACTATCTTGTCCCATTTCTCCGAATTTTTAAGTGTATAGCCATTTTGCTTGCACTGAACACTATATTTGTCACTCATTGCACCAAAGCAGAAATATTTAGCAGAACTCATAACGCCTCCTTTATCATATTTACCGCATCTTCCCAGGCATGAATGAAACTTAATGCCCAAAGAACAGTGCCATCCTTAGATTTCAAATCATTAGCCATAGCACAAACTCTTTCCCATTCAGGATCAAGTTTTGCCTCTGCCGTTGCCCTAATTCTTTTTGCCAAAATATCCTCCTTTCAAAGATAAAAAATGCAATTGTGTGTTTGCATTTTTATTCACTTTTCCATACTTTTTCATCAAGAATATATTGCCTAATAAATCTATCCGCATATTGTGGGTGTATCATTGACCTTGCTGTTTTTCTGTCTATACCTAAGGGGTTTTTATTTGTCATATATTGTATTGGCTGCATACTTTCTACTTGTTCCAACGGTTCAAAAACAAGATTATTTTTAGGCTCCAACCCAATAAACCAATATTGAGTAGGTTTTTTATAATAGTCGCCATTCTCCGTTCTATCTTTGTCTATCAAATCAGGTTTTAAGCACCAAAAATTTGTAAGATAATGAAGTCCACTTGTATTTAATGGGTTTTCAATAATTAGCTTTATTTTTTTACGCTGGCAAATTATAACCAGTTTATTCAGCTTTTCATAAAATAAATCAAGTTCTTTGTGCCGTTTAATTGCCACTTCGCATTTTTGCTCGATAGAATAATTCCTGTATTGATAAGCTGTGCACGCCAAATGTCTCAGCCCCTGGTCCGAAAAATAAGTGCAAGGGAAAAATGCAAATATCAAATCATCAAGGCTTATCTTATCGAATAAACTTGGTTCGCCTTGGTACCCCCCCTCAATTTCTTTGAAAAGGTCAATAACATAGTCCGTTTCACCAAATTCATTCTGAATATCATAGTCATAGGCTTCAATTCCATACTTTTTGAAAGCATTCTTGAATGTGCCTGACTGTTCAAATAAACAATGTACTTTCATAAATCTACCAAAAGGAAACCCTCGGTTTTATGTGCGCACAACCTATTCCTTTCTTTGATTTTTAGTCTATAGTTCTATACTTATCTTCGTGAAATTCCCTATCTTCTTCATTGGAATAGGCTCTTTTACAATACGTACAAAATTCTAAATGTACTTTTATATCTGTGCTGTTTTCATATCTACAGCCATTGCAATCATTCATTCTGAATCACCCTTTCCATTCCTATATTCTTCTATTGCCTTGTCAACTCTATCTTTGCCCCAATCTGCGCTACAATACCATTCAACAGCTTTGAAAACAGGGCTTAACATTTCAAAGAGCGTTTCCACTCTTATTTTGGCTGATTTAATATATTCAACTAACCGCCTTGTATCTTTTGCCACATCTTCATATCCGTTTTGGTTGAGATAATCAGCCATTTCTTCTAATGTTTCAATGTTGCTGTACTGCATAAGGTCGTCAATCTCTTTTGAATATAAATAGTTCCAACTTCCACCACTCACTCTGAATCGCCCACTTTCAACAAATCCATAAACTTCTCATACTGTCTCTGTGACACCTTATTATGCTCTTTTTCTGGCTTTAAGCGGATTATAAGGTGCTTTTCTGCAATAGAGGATAATTCCTTTGCAAGGTTCTTTCTACCTTGCTGTATGCCTTGTGTGTAGGTTTTAGGCTGTTTATATTGCTCTGATACAACCTTGCCTAATCCTTGACCTCCGGCTGTAACGTTATACATCTGAAAGCCCTTATCAGCGAATGCCTTGATAGTGCTGATTTCTCTATCGTCTAACTCTGACTTAGGGCATGTCTTGTAATCAAGTTTCCAGCCATACGGATTTTCAGTCGAATAAAAGCCGTGTTTTTTAAGGCTTAGTGCTATATGGTCATACTCGCCTAAATGTGAAGCACACCTCTCTAAAAGGTTTACTGCCTGCCCTACATAGCTTCTGCGTATGCCAGCTTCGTCAGTTCGTATAAAAGCGTATATTCCACTTGCTTTAGGTATTGTAGGGCAAATAGACTTTATTCGCCTTTCTCTCTCTGCTTTAACTGCATATATTTTTTTGTAATTTGGCTTACTCGTTCTTTCCACCTCTCTTCACTATCTCGATTGCCTTTTGAATCGCACAATCTATGCAACCAACATCATCAGACTTGTTACATCCACCTTTTGACACTCTGCAAAAATAAAGACCTTTTGGATGTATTATTTCTTCCAATTCTTCCACAACCTTATTCACATCATAAGTTGTTGGGTATTTATCCAGTAATAGTAATACTGCATTTGTATTTACTAAAGTTCCATTGCTTAAAGTAACCGATTTTAAATCTTTCTTTAGTGCATCGGCATCTATCAATCTCATTCTCCATCACTCCAATCTAACCTACAACCGCACTTGCTACAGTAATTTGGTGCATTGTTGTTATTCATTATTCCTACATCATGACTGACTTTGATTGTGTTTCCGCATTCACAATGGAATACAGAAAGAGTATCACTAAGGTTATGGTTAAATATAGGTTTCTTCGGCATCTGCTTTTCAAGTGCCTTAATTGCCATTCTATAAGCATTTTCAAAAGAACTCCCCCATGAAGTATCACATGGGATTGCTTTACCAAGTTCATTACAGTCGTATTTTAGTTCTTCGATAGCCTCACGCTCTGTCATTCTTTTACCTCCTCGTTAATATCTCCTATTCCACATCTCTATTACCTCAAGTCTTTTATCCGAGACTAATGATGCGTCCTTATCGCCATAGTTCTGAGGGACGAGCTTAAGGTCTCCGAACTCATCAATATTGTAATATGAGCGACCTATTGAACGTCTACTTGTTCCACAGTCCACACACTTAATTGCCCACGCTATTTCTAATTCGTGAGATGGGGCAGTTCCAATACTGTCCATGTTTTTATAAATTTCATGCGTTAATTTTGGCGGGTTTCCGCAAAACGGACAGTGTTTTATAACTATTTCTGGCATATTATTCCTCACTTTCTTTGGTTTTAATAAATAATATATTCTTTGTATTTATTTAGCAGATTCTCCAATCTGATACAGTCGTTTGATCTGTCCATGTATCCTGCCATGAAAAATCCCTGTTCGATATTGCAAATTCTAAAGTATATCTTTTTGAACATCCATTTATACAGTTTTCTTTTAACCATTTGCTCAAATCTCCTTTATCAATTCTGGATCATCAAAAATATTGCCGATAACCTCTGCATTAACCATATTTATCCAATAACCTAAATCTTTTCTGTATCTTTTAGTACACTTGCCTGACCAGTCTACATAAAATCCAACATGTTCAGTTTTGGTGCTATCAAAGCAACTCTGATAACTGCCGTATTTGATTTGTGCACAAGCATCACTAAATAAGTCTTTTACAATATCATTCTCCCAAATCAGCTTGCCGTTCTTGTCTTTCAAGCCTGTACATTGGCAGATTGTGGATTTATCAACCTCGCAGAAACATGAACCAGAAATAGTCCAATCATCACAAGCAGTCCCTGTGTATTTCTCAATAACAAGGCCACCTATAAATACTCTTGCATTTTCAAATCCGTCATCAAACAAGTACCCCTGCACCCATTCTCCGTTATCGGTTCTTTTTGCTTTGAATAAATATCTATCTTCCATATTCTCTCCTATTCTTTCCTATTAGTACCAAATAACCTATCTAAATTGATATGTCCGTCTATTTTTACAATAGATGCATAGGTGCTCCAAAATGGTCTGTATTCTCCCATTTTAGTGACAAGTGGCTGCCCATGAATACCGCCCCACAGCACGATAGCTTCAAAAGGTTCTCCAATTCGTTTAGAATAATCCCAGCTTGCATCATGTATTGTCACCACATCGCCCTCTGATACTATATATTTCATATTATCTGTGATTTTTTCCATATTTTTCTCCTATTCCGCTTCTGATTGAAGCCATTTTAATAAATCTCCGTAACTATCATGGATTTCCTCTTCTTTTTCTGTGTCAAGATTGTAAATTGACTTATAAGGCTCTTCATTCTTTTCAAAATCACACATATTGGTAAGCCATTCCGCCAACTCTTCATCCGACATGCTTCTAATTCTGTCGGCATTGGTGTGGTTAGTTTCATAATTCTGTATGCTTGCCACTTCTGTAAAAACTGTGAGCATATCAGCAAAGTATTTCAGCATACTATCTCTGTCGATGTTGTGCTTGTCTGCCATAGCACATACACTTGCTAATGTGTCAGTTACTATGCCATGTAAATCTTCCATTTCTTTGTCTGTAAGATTGCTCTGCTTATCACTCATTTTCTCCACCTCTCAATTCTTTTAAACTTCTTAAATTAAGTCCACCGCATCTGATACAATAAAACTTTTTATATCCTCTTGCGTATTCACACAAATAACCACAATGTCCGCAATATTCTTTTCCATTACTAACTGATATTTTTTTAGGTTCTGACACATTCCCTCTCTCGAACAACTCTCCGTGTTTGCACCCTACACAACAATCTTCGTTATGCTTGCAAATATTACAGTCAATCATTGTTACACCTCAATTCTTCCAGTTTTGCCTCGGCCTCGGATTTTGCTAAGTCCATACCGGCAAGGCATCCGCTTGCGTATGCTTCCTCGTAGCACCTATCTATTGCTTTGTAAAATTCATCGCAAAACAATTCAGTAAGAGGGCATTCTGAACACTTGTAATTCTCGTGGTAGCATGTAGACTTTATATGAACACATTCTCTATGTACTGTCGCGTCATTTTCTACCGGCAATTTAACAAGCCTGCCCTGTTCCTCTAAGTTCTCATAATCTTTTAGCTTTCTTAAATATTCCGCAACCTGTCTGTGTTCCCAATATTCTTTTATTGTCGAACTAATCAACGGCGTTGTTTCAAGACGCTCTTTCCCGAACAATCGTTCATATTGCTCTGTCTTTCTTTCGCAATGCCCTATTATCTCATCAATCGTTAGCTTTTCCATTGTTCTCAACCACTCACCTCAAATCAATATTTTATGTTCATATCTCCGTGTTCATTAATCCAGTCAATAGCTTCTGCATAGGTCACACCATTGTTCTTTAAGATGTATAACAAATTATGAAATTTTGGATGGGTTTTCTTTAATAACTCAAATCGACCTTGTCCATCTTTTTCGAGATGACATCCAAATCCACACAATACGCACCCTGTCCTTGAGCACCCAGTCGTATGCAAGTGCGGTCTGTCGAGTTCAAATCCTTCCATATCGCAAAAATCTGCAAGAGTCATTTGACCGCTTTCTTCATCGTCCGTTACGATATCTCCATAAACAGAACATATTGGCAGATTGTTTTCTTTGATGTAAAGCAGCACATCCTGTTCCGTCCAAAATGACATAGGATTACTTGTTGGAATTTTCAAGTCAAATCCATTACAACCATTCTGTAACCACTGCGAAGTCCTTAATTTACTTTCGCAAGCCATTTGAGCGGTAATGGGTACTCTACCTGTATCTTTGTTGTATTGATGCAAAGGCTGTTTCTTCATTACCTTGCAACATTGGTTAGATACTTCAAATGGTGCATTTAGCATAAATAAGTACTTTGACCTGTCATACATACTGTCAAAATCCTTACTCTTGACACCAAATAACTGTCTTACTCTGATAGGAGCCTTCAGAATTTCGCTAGGGATATTCCCCATCTTTATATCTACAAATGCTTTGTTTTCCTTGTCTATTCTCCTGTCTATTCCTAATAGGTCTGCCATATAGCAAGCATATGGAATTGTCTGTCTGTCTGTCTGTCTGTCTGTCTGTAAGGATTCTAATGTATTTCCTGCTATATGCAACACATTCTGATATTTCCTTTGAAAATATCGGAAATCCATACTTTTCACAAACTTTTGCAAATGAAATCTTGGGTTTTAAAACCACAATATTATCAAACGTCAATACAAACTCCTTCAATTCGGGATATTGAGTTGGCACATCCACAAATACTAGTGGAATGTTCTGGTACCCACACACATTGCGCACTATATCTACAAGTACTGTGCTATCTTTGCCGCCGCTGAATGACACATAAACTCCATCCTGTCCAAACTCATCCACCCAGTTTCTTATTCTTCTGGCTGTCATCTTTATCTTTACAGAAAGCGGAGCAGCTTGCATTGAATATAAGTCTGACATTGTATGTTTATTCATATCACTCACTCCTACTTAAATGGTAAATCATCCTCTATGCCCTCTGGTATGCTCATAAAGTCGTTTCCAGAGCTTGGCTGATTGCTTGCATTTGCTGTATTGGACTGCTGACTATTGCTGTTATTCGCATTCTTACTCTCGCAAAATTCCTGTTCCTCAACAACAACATCAGTTGTGTATACCTTATTACCATCCTTGTTTGTATAGCTACCAGTTTGGATTCTACCAGTTATGGCAATCTTAGTGCCCTGTTTAAGGTACTTCTCTGCGAACTCAGCGCTCTTGCCAAATGCAATGCAGTTGATAAAATCCGCTGTCTGCCCATCGCCCTGTTTCTTAAATTTACGATCTACAGCCAATGTATATCTGGCTATACACATCTGATCGCCATTCTGTGAATATCTGATTTCTGGATCACGGGTAAGCCTACCCATCATAATTACTTTGTTCATATACTATTTCTCTCCATTCTGTCTAATTGTAAAAGTTATTCCAACCTCTTTCTGTAATGTATCTATATAGTCCTGCCACTTCACATTTTCGTCAGCAAGACAAGAAGTTTTAAGCATAAAGCGCTCGATGAACCTACATAATCTATCATGGCCAAACCCAAATTCATCATGCAATGTTGCACATGATAATAAGACCACTGTATCTATCGTGTTCCATTTAACTTTCTGCTCATATTCACGCATCTTTGACGTTGGAATTTCAAGCGGAACAAAACATGCTCTACGTTTGGCCAGTTCCTTTTCTGCTTCTTCTATGCCCTCACGCTTGATAATCTCTAACAACCAAGCTGCACCGGACATTCTATATTCATGTACTTTATCATTTGATTTCGCCATATCTTTTGTACTCCTTTCTGCTTAAAATGGACATTCATCCTTTGTTCTCAACTGCCATTCTGTTCCAGCTCTTGCAACGTCCACTTTTGCGTTTTTAGCCACTTCACATATCTCAGTAACCATTCTGTCGGCATTGCTTGTATCAATGCCCAAATGACACAATATGACGTTCTGTAGGCTATCTGTAGCATTTACCCTAACAAATTCCTTGCAAGTAGCTAATTCACAGTGACCAAGTATCTTATGAGTGTAATTTGGAGCATCAGTATCGACCATATCTTTGATGTAATTACATTCGATTAGCATATGGTCGATATTTTGCTTTTTAAAAGTAACCGGGCAATACTCAAAATCCGTCATGTACAATATTTTTTGCCCATCAGTCTTGATCAAAAAGCCATAATTGGGGGTGCCGTTGTGTGGGAGAGAAAAACAACGAATTGTAAACTCTCCCATTTTTACAGCCTTACTAACAGATTCAAACGGTTTCCACACTGGTATACCCAGTCTTTTCAAATCAACTGCTGCCTTGACGTGATCTCCATGAACATGACTTATAATGGCACCAGCAACATCTTTAATGTTGTAATCAAGGCCTCTTTGTATCTCTTTGATTGACACTCCGCAATCAAGAATAAGTGTTTGGTTGCTTATATTTGTGAGTAAGTAACAATTACCTATGCTACCAGTAGAAATGCATTTAAGCTTCATTACTTAATTTCTCCAATTTTTCTAATGGGCATTTTTCATGTCTTTTGCCATCTCTAAATTCAAAAGACACATCTGCGCATTTGATCTGTTTTAATTCCATAAGTTTACATTTAAAATCTAGAGAACATGGTCCAATATACCATGCCTTGCACTCCCGGCAGCTGCCAGGCATTTTATCCAAATATATTTCACACTTTGCCTTCATAAAAAACTCCTTTCTTACTTTGCAAACTCTGGTACTTCTTCGTCCTCAGCAAATTCCTGTGAATTGGCATTCTCAGCAATCTCAGCTTGCGCAACTTGATATACCTCGTCCATTTCAATCTGTGCCTGCCTTGCCATCGGATCATAATTCTTTGGATACTTTCTTATTGCATTGTTGCACATTTTTCTTTGAATCATGCTTTCCGGCGTATCAAGCCAAGCTCCACTGATAAACGGTCTCGCAAGCTCGCATTCCAACATTTCATCTACGGTTTTACAAGTTCTTAAGGCATTAAGCACTTCATCTTTTTTTGCCTTAATCTCTGACTTTTGTTTTTCTGTAGCCTTATATCTGTCGGCACAAATCCCAAATGTGCTATTCATCATATTTTGCTTAACATGTGCAAGCAAATTAACCTTAACACTATCCCTGTCTGCAGAAAGGTATGTCACTGTTCCGTCCAACAGTTTGACAGGATATACGACTCTTACTGCTTTACTTGATAGTCCCTTTTCTACCCATTCAGGCTCTGTAATCGACAACCCTTTATGCTTTGGTGGAATATATTCATCGCCCTCTTTGATTACCCAGTACGGGTAGACCTGTTCAACGTCTTTTCCATAGTTGGCAAGTAAGGAATCGTAACCACTACCCTCGATTCCCATCTCAACCTGTTTCTGCCATATATCCTTGCCTGTCTGTGGATCGGTTCCTACCTTTACATTTCGTAGCTGGAAGTAACACTCCCTTGGATATGCGCTTGCATTTAATTTGAGACTTGCACATCGCTTCACAATTCCTCTCAAATTGCTTGTATCAAGGTTGCCCATGTTAATCTTAGGGTCGTTCTTGACAAGGTTGAATATGCTTGTCATGGCTTCCATGGCGCACTCTTTGGCATAATCGTCCATATCCATGCCAACAGTTTTGTAATCATCAATAATAAGCCCTGTTATTGCATTGCTCCATTCACTTAATGAAGTAGTAAATGCTTTTTTTTCTGCAATTGTCGTACTATTTTCCATTTATTTATCCTCCTCATGTAGTACTTCTTTTAAAATTTCTGCAATAATTTTTTTCTTGACTTCCCTGGCTTCTGCCTCAATCTCATCATAAGTCTTTTTTGAGTTTTCAATAACCTCTTCAAACTCGTTCTCACTTATATGTTCACGTAAAGATCTAAGTAGTACTGATGTCTCAGCTGTAACCTCATTCTTGGAACCCTTGATTTCAACAAATCCTTTGTCACACTTAACCATATTTATTTCTCCTTGTTTTACTTGATTTACTTAACAATTCCTCTACATATGCATCCATGGAATGACACAATTTTACGCAATTGCCATGCAACATGTGATTTTTCAAAGCACCATATTTTTCATAAAACTTTTTCTCTGTCATCTTGCCATCATTAACAAGTTTCGTCCAAATTTTTAGCTTTTTATAAATCTTTCGCTTACTTTTACCATTCAATTTCCGTATATACTTTCCATCTTTCGTTACATAGTGATGGAAACCTGTAAATAAAATTCCATTTTTAAACGGGACTATCTGTGTCTTACCATTAAGTGATAATCCCAGTCTTGCTACAAATTGATTTATGCAATCCAGACAATGTTTCAAGTATTCTTTGCTTGGTGCAATCAGATAAAAATCATCCATGTATCTACCATACAATTCAATTCCTAGCTCACCGGTTATAAAATGATCTAACCCATTTAGCATAAGCAATGCATATACTTGTGCTACCTAATTGCCAAGTGGCAGTCCTAAACCAGCAGTGCTGTCAATGTATAGATGATTTAGCCATTTTGTGTATTCGTCATCAAAATAGTAATCGACTATATCTTTCAACACTTCATGATCTATCTGATAGAAAAATTTTTTAATATCACACTTCAAAATCCAACCGTCAAGGTCGTGCTGATTATAAAATTCAAGCATGTGTTCTTTCAAACAATCCATACCAAAGTGGGTTCCTTTGCCGAGTTGCCCTGCGTAGTTTGTTTTTATAAATTCATACTTCAACCTTGGAAGCAAAATATTGTCACATAAGCAATGCTGAACTACCTTATCTTTGAACGAACATGACTTAATCACTCTTTCTTTAGGTTCGTAGACCTTAAACTCGTTATACGGATTCACCCGATATGACCGATTTTCAAGTTGTTCTTTCAACATATGAAGCCCTTCAAGGCTCATTGCTTCAAATTTTGCAGCACTTGAATTATGTTTTTTACCACTTTTAGCTTTTTTATATGCTTTATACAGGTTTCCATAATCACATATAACATCTTTATCCATAGTAAAAATTCCTTTGTATTTATCCTTTTGGGAAAGGTCACACACTTTTTTGTATCTTTATCTGATTTCGGCTTAATGCCTACTCTTACTGTCTGTGTGATACAGAATGGACGAACACCGTTATTGTTGTTACAGTTGTTGTTGTTGATATTGCCAGCGGACGAAACAACGGTTTATACAGTGTGTAACCTATATTTTTAATTATCTTCGCTATCAGCCCGCCTCTTCTTATCACCAGTTCTCCAGGCTATTGCCATATGCTTAACATCGGCTACCATTTTCGACCAGTATTCCATGCTTTTCACATTGATAATGTTCAATTTCATTGATAATTCAATGTAAAATAAAAGTTCATCGCAATGCGTTATAGCCTTTGTCTGCAGTTCTGATCTTTCTTCAAGGCAAGTTTCCCAATTCGTTCTATTTGCTTCATACAAATATTCATATATTTCCAATGCTTTGTTCTGCATTTTGTCAACAAGCGAAAATCTGTATTTCTTTGGGTATCTATTGCAATTTGAAGTTATACGAAAAGTGTGTTCAGCCAAATTCTTTGCCTGTGAAATCACTCCAAACTCTTTATCTGCCATATCACTTAATCTCCTGATTCAAAGATTGAAGATGAGAAGATACAAACCGGACGAACACCGTGATTGCCGTTACAGCTGTTGAGGCTGACATAGCCAGCGGACGAAACAACGGCAACGGATTTTTTGTAATCGTTGCATGGCGTACTCCAAGGGCTGACAAGCCACCACCAATAATCTTTGGTGTTTGGTATGAGGCTTCTATACTTTCTGTATTCGTCAACAGCAAGAAGAGAAACCTTATCCTCGCACTTGCCATATTCTGTCTGACCGTCAAGAGATAAAAGATTTCTCTCAAACGGAACTATATTTTCCAATCCTATTTCTGCGGTCATCTTCTCAAAAAACTCCCCATTAAGATAGCTACGAAGACCACTGTTTTCCCAATTGTTTGAATCTGAATCAAACTTCATATCTTCAATGCTATCAGCCAGACAAATATATCCAGCACTTGTGATATCAAGAATCTTCCACGTTGTATCTGCAAGTTCAAATGTATCTCCAATACCGAGTCCTTCCGGAAGATTGATTGACTTTGAAGTTGCCTTTAACACTGCAATCTCATTTCTGAGATCATTGATCTGCTCCTGTAATACTCTCATCGTTAATGTTGCCATGATTATTCTCCTTTCTTTGATACAAAGATATTAGATTTTAAGATACAAACTGGACGAACACCGCTACTGTTGCGACAGTTGTAGTCGTAGATATAGCCAACGGACGAAACAACGGCTATGCTGTACTTACAGACCCTTTCGGCAGTGCTCCAAGGAGTGCATGTCCACCACCAATCGTCTAGCTCTTTGTTAGGGAGTAAGTTGTTGTACTTCCTAGTCTCATCAAAAGTAATAGGTCTTACCTTGCATTTACAATCATCAAATTCATGCTGCATATCAACTGATGTTAACTCAACAGTATGTTCAACAAGATTGTTTTCCCCAACCTCTGACTCAATTATCGGCTGAATCTCATCCTCAATCACTTTCTTAAGGTTGGACTCGTTGTAATCTCTTGAATCCTCATCATAAACTATGTTTTCGGCCATAAAATCCTTGGAAATAACCTTGGTTTCGAAACTCATCTGTTCAAGCACAATAAAGTCGTTCTTTCCAATCTCAAACACATCTCCAGGTGCTAAGGTTGATAATTCTACCTTGTTCTTTCTTTCTGCTTCTTCAAGCTGCCTTACAAGTTCTCTTGCTACTTCTAATGCCTTACTCATCACATTACCTCCAATTCCTCGTTGTCGTTTACGGCAAGCATTATTATCTGACCATCTACCATGTCTACAGCATTCTGCTGATTTGCAGAATCAAGACTCTCTGCATCATCAAGCCAGATAGGACAAGCCACATTGCTAATCTGTTGAATACTATTGCAAATATCGATTCTACCGAGAATCCTGTTCCCTTTGTTACTCATCGTGGTAAGAATACTCTTCCCGTCTATAGTAGGAATACATGTTGACTTATATCCGCCGTTTTTAGCAAATTCAAATAGCTGCCATTTTACCAAATTATAATGTTTGTTTATTTCATTTGTGAGAACTTCATTTTTGGCCTTATCAAGATCATCTAACAAATCAAGAATCTTCTGTGCATCCGCTTGAGCCTGTCCAAGATTGCGCTTATTAGCCAGCAACTCTTCAAGCCTTGTTTCGTCAGCTTCTGTATCAGACTTAGCGATCTTGGCTTCGCACTCAGCTAACTCCTGCCTGAGTGCGGTCTCTTCGGATTTTAGTCTCGCCCTTGTGGCTGTTGTCTCCATACCAGCCATATTGATTTCAAGTGCTTCTATCTGCGCCATCACACCGATATATTCATCATCATCTGATATGTCAATGCATAATGGAAGTGCGTTATATTCTTCTTCAAGCTTGGTAAGCTTTGTTTCTGTATCAGCAACAGTCTTTCGATTGAGTTCATTGCATTTTTTAAGTTTTTCTATATGCTCCTCAATCTCCTTGATCTTCTGAGCTACGGCCTTGCCATCAGTCTCAACTGCTGCCAGTCGCTCGGCTTGATTCTGTGCAAAATCACTCTTAAGTCTTTCGATATCTTCTGCCGGAAATTCTCTATGGCAAGTCGGACATATAGTAGTAAGTTCGTTAAATTTCTCAGCATTAACGGATTTCCATTCAGCCACTAGTTTTTCTTTCTTTGATTTCCAAATACTCAAAGTTCTTGTTGACTGGTCAATATCCCAGTCGTTATCAGAAATCCCCTGAATTACATTCATCTGAGTAGTCTTGCAATCATCTATCGCACTTCTAAGTGCTGCTCTCTTGCAATCAAGATCCTCGTTCGCCTTATTCTGCATTGCGGATATTTTGAATTTTAACTTTAGAATCTTATCTGCAATTTTGTCATGTTCAGCAGCTACCTTATCCATGTCCAGCTGATCTTCTATGACCTTGTTCAGTTTTTCTTTAATTGCATTTTTCTGCAATTCCAAGGCGGATATATCTAGTGACTGTTTGATCTGTATATCTCTTTCCTTTTCTGCTATCTGTCCGTCAAGAACTGGTAGTTCCTTTGCAACTTTGGACTTTGTGGCTTTATTCATTGCTGAAAGCTCGTCTGCCGTATACTTCTCAAGGAGTGGAACAAGTTCAGTAAGTTCAACTTTGCTTTTTGCGACATCAACATCTGATACGCCATCTACTAATCCAAACAGAAATTCTCTCATTTCTGTTGGTTTCTTCGACAAAAATGCATTGATGTTACTACACATCTTGAGAATAGACATATCAACGTCAAGATATGCATTAAAATCTCTTAATGTCTTAGGCACATCGTTGATTGAATAAGAATTATCATCCTTGTAACTGCTGCCATCTTTGCTATATTTCCTCTTCTGAGACTTACGCATGACGACTTCTTCCTTGCCATCAACGTCAAACACGGCCGTAACTGACACATCCGCGTCATCTACAGTCTTACCATCAACCATACGGCGAATAGGTGGATTATCAGAAAGCTGATAATCACAGTTGAACAACAGCCACATATAAGCGTTAGTTATTGAGGATTTCCCTTTGCCGTTGGAAGCAGCAATCTTAGTGTTATCCCCAAAAATAATTTCCTTATGTGCATAGCACATAAAGTTTTCTAAAATTAACTTTTTCAAACTGATTCTCATTTTTTATCTACCTCCAGTGGCAATTCACCAAGTATAATAAGTACCACGTCCAGATCTATATACTTTTCTCTTCTTGCTACACTTATGAGCACATCGGCTCTCGTCTCCATATCTATTAATTCCTCATATCTATCGCGAGGAATAGTCACACTGTCTGTGCTGCTGTTATTACATGTCCCTTCGCAACTAATTTCCATCTTTTTTCTCCTTTCTTTCTTCAAGCACTTTAAATTTTGAAACAGATACCTCGTAAGCTGTCTTTTTCTCTTCGGTGCCATCCTCATACAACTTGCTATATTCCCTTGATTGAAATCTGCCAGATATGCCGACAATAGAGTTAAGTGGTACTCTTGCAAATAGTTCAGCATTGTTACTCCACAAAAGAATAGGAATCAGATTTCCAATCCTATTAGGGAGATTATTGATTACTCTAGTGTCACAAACCCTATATCCTCTAGGTGTTGCCCTGATCTCTACATCGGCAAACTTATGGGCAATAAAATCGACTTTGTTCTTATCGCATGTATAAGGATTGACCTCATGTACCTCTATATATACTTTTGTGTGATTTACACCTACCGAATCGACAACATGCTTAGTGCGGATATGCCCGACTACCTCTACATAATCAAATTTGCTGATATATGAGACCTTACTATCTTCAATATAACAAGGCACTAAATCCTCTGTTCCACTCAGTCGCCTTGCACTTATAATCACGCGATAATACGACTTATTACCTACTGAGAACTCATATATAGGTGTATCAACAACACATCCAGCGATCACCGCATTATTGTTTGGCCAATCGCTAATATTTTTTTCTCTCATTCCTTTCCTCCTCTATAGTTTCCATCTTTTGTTCAACTACCAGCATTGTAAAAACCAATCCTGCAAATGCCAAAATAATCAATATCTTTACCCAAATGGGTAAATGAATGTTAAATATTTCCAACCCTATAGGTACGCATATGATGGCTATATAAAACATAATGGCCATCAGTGTGCACAAGACACGAATTATAATCGTGTCTAAATTTCTTCCCACGCAATCACCTCCTGGCATCACAATACTGACCCATATTCATCTGAGAATTAGCATTGTTTATCTGTTCGGCAAGTGCCGTGGGTGCTGAATAGCTACTGATAAAGTTCTGAACATCATCTATGTACCTACGCTTGATACTCTTATAAGTAGAAACACAGCCAAATTCACGCTTAAGCTGACCATACATATCTCTAAATGTCTGGCTTCTTATGCTCCTGTCGGCATATGCCTCACTATCTTTACCACCTAAGATTGACACCGCCTTGCGCTTGACAAGTTTCTGAACCTCATCTATCTCGCAACCATATAAAGGCATATCGTTTTCAAGACTACCTATCTTGTCCTCAACCCTGTCCACTCTCTCTGCAAGCTCTGTGTTGCCCTGGGCAAGTAACTGAATCTGCTCCAGCGTTGTAAGTGGCTTATTGTAGCCACCTGTTTTGCGGATAGATGGAAGTACCTCAGATGTTACCCATCTGCGAAAACTCTTTGCGTTTGGCTTGTCACTTCGCAAGATAACCGCATATAAGCCACTCTCAGTTATGAAGTTCGTTTCACCCTGACGCCCTAACTCTAATTTAGTGCGTTCATCATCATCTAATCGCTGAGCGACCTTTGATGGGTTCTGAATGTCCAGCACCTTACAAACATCTACCAAGCAAAACAACGGTTCTCCATCTATAACGGCGGTTCTCATATTAAATTCGCCATCTGTAAATAACTGTATTTCGTTCATACTTCTCCTTTTCTATGCTATAATCTCCCATAAGGAGGTGATGTAATGAAACCCTTTGAGGATTTCGTTGAGTATTTGAACTCTGACAAATTCCAGCAGACATTGAGTGATATTCCCCTAAACCTAAGCAACAAGGAATACAACTTACTCAGTCCGTCTGATATAGCAGAGTTACAATACGCAACCACAGAACAAACGCTTAATATGATGGTTCACATTCTTGGTGCGTATCACGAATGGATTGAAAATTAAATCCATCCGTATTTGACGTGATCGCCTCTGACAAGGCATTGCCGTCAATGTAGTTCTTTTCTTTCAGCAACTTCTCAATATGGTCCAGAGTACGGTCAATGCTCTTTAGCGTGCTGAGAAGTTGCTTTTCGTTTCTAGCGTCCATAGTTTCTCCTTTTTAATTCAATTTAATTGGATTTGTCGGGCACAAAAATAAAGTCCATAGGTATTCCAGATAATTCACTCATTGTTCTTAACTGGGATAAGCTAGGCTCTGTGTTGCCTTTTTCCCAATTTACAACGGTATTATTGGAAACACCGAGCTTTTCTGCCCACTCTTTCTGAGTAAACTTTGCGTTTACTCTAACTGCCTCTAGTGATATCTTTGGCATTCGCTCAACTCCTTTCATATTTGATAAGTCTATGATAATTCAATATATTTGAATTGTCAACACCAAAATTCAATTATTTTGAATTTTGGGTTGAATTATTTAGTAAAATAATGTAGAATACATATTGAAAGGAGATGTAACAATGACAAATGAAGAACAAAAGCGAATATTTGCAAGAAACCTTAACAAATACATTAGTTTGAATGGGAAACAGCAAAAAGACGTTGCCAAAGATCTTGGAATAAATCCAACAACACTTAACATGTGGTGTAATGGAAATGCCTTACCTAGTACAGGCAAAATCAGAAAATTGGCAGATTATTTCAGAATAGGAATGACTGATCTGACCGATGAAAAAGTAGAAGTTTCTGTTGAGGACGAATACACAGATATTACTATGAAGATAGCTCTAACGGATAAGCGATTTAGAGATATAATTGTTAAATATAGTAAACTTCCAGCTTACAAAAAAGAAATTATATGTGATTTCTTTGAAAAAATAGTATTTTAAAGAGAGAGCGGGGCTTATTTCCCCGCTCTCTCTTCGTTATAACCGCTTTTCACAAAACCTTGAATAAGCATTAATATTTCCTTATTCTCGATTTCTCCCACCATTTTTATTATGTTTTCTTTTACATCTTCCACAACCCTATACCCCCCTATACAAATTATGCTATCATTTGTACTTTATAATATATGCAAATACAAGTCTGTTTATTCCATCAAAAATATAATAAATTGGTTAATTGCATTTTCTTATACTCCGTGATAGGATGGGAATATATAATTATATAATTATGGGAGGGATAATAAAATGGCAAATACTCGAATCTGCCCGAGATGTGGCAAAATAAATGATGTATCATGGCGATTTTGTTGTAATTGCGGACTAAGTATGTACGCTCCAAGACCTGTTCCTCAACAAGCGCCACCTCCACCACCGCCATTAACACCAGCCCAGCAAAAACAACAACAGCAACAATTAATTGCTCAACGAAACAAACAAATAACGTACTATAGACAAAACGGGATTGCGTATTGTCCTAGATGCTTAAGTATTCACGTTGATTCTGTTGGCGGTGAAGTGATGGGAGCGCGCGATCAAAAGACGAAAACAAGGTACACAGTTAATTTGAACCCATTTAGACCGTTTACACTTGTAAATAAAAAAGAAAAGGTCGTTAGAAAAGCTAATCCGGGTAGATTTGTTACTACATGGCATTGCAATGATTGCGGATTTGTTTTTAAATAAAAAAACAGCGGAGAAAGTGAGTAATCACAATCTCCGCTTTGTTTTATAAAATATTTTCTCTAATTGCAAGCCAAAATACATGTATTGTCCACGGAGAGCCGTCTGTATTTGCAGCAAATTTTAGCGGAACTTTTTGCGCCGATTTTGATGCATCAAATGCATCGTAACTTGGCCCTATTAACTGCATTGCTGGCACAGAAGATTCAGTAGAAATTCCAAGATATGATATAATTGGAATAAATTCATCAGTCCCTGCTGGCACAAGAATGTTTTGTGTTACTTCTTGATATTGTCCCTTCTTGTCGTCCCCTGCTGGAAAAACAAACGTGACATATCCTTGACCCACAATTTGAAAATTAGAATTCAGTTTATCCAGAGTGGAGCTTGCTAAGTTGACAGCTTCACATATTTGGTTGACATCGCCTGCACCAAAGTTATCACCTGTCTGCTGATATTCTGTCACATCTTCAAAGCTAACCGTTCCATCATCATTAGTAATCATATTGTACTTACGTTTTGTATTGGCTGTAGCAAGTACATCCTCTTTATAATTTGTTTTCAAAGCCATCTTATTCATCTCCTTATATTCTTATATCCTTGTATGCACCTAGCTTAAATGGAATGCGTCTAGGTTTAATATTGTCTAAAGCATCTTTAATAAGTTGACAAGCTGTTTCCAGTCTGTTTATCTCTGCTGAGCTAATAAACGCTCCATTGTCATAAAATGTCTGTTTGGTGCCTATGTCTTGTGGATATACTACGCTGTTAATCTGTGCAATGTTGTTTTCAAATGCGTTAAATTCGTCTGCGTAATAAAAATCTGTATACATCTTATCAATACCCATGGTTTGATAACCTGTAACTGGTCCACACAAATCTTCAGCTCTTTGTTTTAAATATTCTATGTTATTTTTTATTCGGTTGTAATCCGTCCATATAACTGCGTCACCGCTTTTCCAGTCCGTTTTTGGTTCATTCCACAACTATTCCACCACCTTTCTGGCACTAAGTTTTCCACTCCATGCACCATTGAATGTAAGTTCATTTTGATAAGCCTTAATTTTTGCTGTTGAACTATTGGTTTTAATCAGATTGAATAAATCCCCGGCATCTACGCTAGGGTCTCCACGCCAACTTATTGAATAATCAACTGCACCTAGGTAATAATTCGCTAACCAATCATCAAGCAAACTAGCTGCTTCTGTATTATCAACAAGTGGGTTGTTCCAATTAACTGTTTTAGTTCCGTTGCTATTGTATCTATGGGTTAATCCTTTAGTGTCCACAACATACTCATATCCACTGACTGTGTACGTAAGTGTTGTATCTTTGTCAGTTAGTCCATCAAATTTTAACATGCAATAATAGGCACCACTTTCTACAACTGTAACTGTCACATTACTTGCATCAGTGATGGCGGTATAACCGTGACTAGGTGCTGAAAAGTCAACTTTCACAATATTGTTGTTTGAATTGACAGTAATTTTTTCGGACACAAGTTCTTTTTTGTCGGTGCCGGGTTTATATGATTGTTTTTGAACGGTAATTGACTTTAATTTATCTTCCATCGTAACAGTTGGTGTATCAAACATATCATCTTTGGACAGTTCATAGTCTGTTGCGTCACCAATTCCAACATAATCTATTGACACTCTTGCGTATGGCTCAACTTTTGTAAATTCTATAACGACTTTGTTCGCAGAGCCATAACGATTGTAGTCTGTCCAGTTAAGGCTATCTACATCGGTAATAACAACATCATCAACAAGCGTATCATTATCATAAGTTTTTATAGTAAATTCAAGAGGTTTACAATTTCTAAAATTAATTATAAATCCATACCAACTGTAAGATATATCTAAATTGAGAGTAATTGTAGGATTTGCAGAAAACTCGCCAATGCCGTTTGCTATTTCCTTGCTCACATATCCTACTTCTTTATATATTTTGTTTTTAGGTAAAAAACAAAGGTTCCCGCTGTCAAGTCGTGAAAACCCGGTACTGCACATTGCGTAAGCTGTTTTCATGCTCTGCACCTTCTCCTATTCTACGCATAAGTCCATCGTGAACGAGTGCTTCTCGCCAGGCTGTAATGTTACTGGTTCGATAACCTCACGTGCTAACATCATCGCCCCTGTAAAAGCACTTGCATAGCTCGCATATAATCCAACCTCTGATATGGTTAGTGGCGCATTGCCTGTGTTTTGTATAACCCTTGTAATATTTATCATAGAGCTTGAGAATTTCAGTGGTATAGCCTTTGTTTGTGTGACAATTTCATAGTCCTCTGTCACATTTTCAAGCTTTATATCTGCCACTGTCGCTGGTGTTGTGCCTGTTCCTAATACCAAATAAACTCCGGTTGCGGATGAGCTAGGCACATTTTTTAAAGGCAATAGTGCGCTAAACAACTGTTTAAGCCAGGAGTAACTTGCACTGGCTGATTTGCCTTCTGTAGTTTTACATACATCATAATTGTCTGAGGTGCTTTGAAGGTTTACACTAATAAGCCCTGCGGAATTATTTGTCAACATATATATACTTCCTCCTTTAATCTAATGTATTATCTATCTCATGTGTCACTCGGCACTGCACCACACCGGATATCATTGTTGTGCTTAATATCTGAGAGTTCGATGTACCTGTCGGTATCTTTCCAATATTCTCCGCCATCACATCAAATGTATCTGTCGCCTCTGTGCTTACACCTTTTTCAGTGATAGCACTGGCGACTTTAGACTTGCCATCACTGACAGATTTTTTTACTTCTGCAACTTCATCTGATATTGTTTTTATACTTTTGTCTATCTTGTCCATGTCTCCTGTGTAATCTGTTCGCCAATCTGGAATATCATCATTACCGAATTGACATAATCCAAGATTCTCCGTTTTATTTTGCGATGCCAAAAAATCACCTCTCTACTATTTAAGTTTAAATTTTGCTTGTGTAGCATACTCATAAGCTGTTAATTTATATGTATCATACCTGCTTGCTGTCAGCCTTAACATTGCATACTGTTTAGCTGTCAATGCTCCATTATCATCATGTAACACGCTGTCAATATCACTAAAATCTAATTGTCCATTTGATGATATTGTTTTTGTGGGTGTAATTGCGGATTGTATATGAATCCTATTTTGCCTGTCAATGGACAAAGTGCATCTGCCGGCATTGGCAATTATCTGCAAACACTCTGCGTGCGTAGCAACTGGTAACGGATTGTGTGTTACAGTATTTTTAAGAAAATTATCAAGAAAATAATTACTACTGTCTGTAATTCCTGCATCCGCCAATACGAGCAGTGCCAAATCATATAAGGTTATTCCGTTTGCATAATATTGACCTTTATAGTATTGCCCGGTTAACAATGTGAATTTATCTGTAGCGTTAAACGTGGCATCTCTACTATTAGCCGACCATGCGGATAAGTAAGTGGTTTGCTCCGGCAACCATTCAATATTGCCCTGTCCGTCTACATCATAGCCAAACTGTACTTTAACCTCTTGACCGATTCCCATATACTGTATTGCGCTATCTGGATTGTCCGGATCGTAATATTGATCTTGATTATCAACTTTAATCATAACATCCATTGATGGTATGGTTTCTGTTATTGGAGATACATATTCTTTGCTACTGTAGTCCATTACCTCTTCATTGGTAAATGTTTTTGCAAGACCACACTTAAATGAGTATATTCTCAATCTATTCTGCCCGTAACGCATTTGAGTTGGTTCGATTGTAATAAATGTTATGTCTGTAAAAACATCTTCCGTTGTCCACACTTCGTCAGCATTACGATAACGTGTAGTGCCATTGTTAGTAATAATATCAAACTCAGTCGGATAACATTTTCCAAAATTGACAGTCAAGCCCTTAATAGTATGCGAATTTGCTAGCACCATTGTAACTGTTCCCATAATATCAGCAGTTACAATGCCGTTGTTATAGTAATCAGTACCAATTCTAGGCAAGAAAAAAGCATTGCCATCGAGGACAGCAATGCCAGGTTCTGCTGTAGCATATATTCTACTTACTTCTTCGCCATCAAAAGGGGCAATGTCATTAGAATATTCTACTGTTTTTGTTTGTTTGTCTAGTTTTATTTCGTTTTGGACTCGGGAATTTACAAGGCCTATTGTTGCTTTGATATAACCTCTGTTTCGGTTAAGGGACTTCATAGATTCCTTATATTTTTTGCTTACATTTTGCATTACATCACCTACCAGTATCTATAAGGTTGAACTGACAGTTACGATATTTAGTTACTATGTGCGATTTGGGACTTGCAAACAATGGTTCTGCTGTTCTGTCGCCTGGGTACATTATAATTGTTATCGGTTTACCTGTGCGATAATCTTCAAATGTAACTGGAATATAAAATGGTTCAACCGCTTTTAACATTGCTTGCCAAATTTTTGGTTCAAGGCCGACCCACTTCATGTTATCCAACTTGTATAAGTCTCTGCCAATCCTTTGACCGATAGTTACATTGTTTGCATTACGCCCAGCATTAACTGTCGTTGTAATGGTATAAGTAAAGCCAACGGCGGGGCACGGAAAGTCCACACCGTTGACATTTAAAAAACTTGATAATCCTTGTGCCATATTATCACCTCTATGCTGTTGTAAATTGATAACCGTTACGTGATCTACGCCTATCCGTTTCGCTGACAAGGGTTCGACCATCAATATTGATAGATGTATCTTTATCTGCTGTCTCTCTTGTGTTTTGGGCGATTTGAGACAAGTAAGGCGCGAGAACATCATCAACTGCTTGCCTAACTCCACTTGCTATACCGGCGGTAATCTGTTCGTTGTTTGCAACAACAGACTTGCCGTTGTCGAATTTACCCATAATCTCACCTTGATTTGCCCTGAACCAGCCATCTTCTGGGAATCCACCGGTTGCATATGTTGGCATAAAGCTAAATGTACCAGACATTGCTTGCTTAAGTGGGTCTGATGCTTGCTTAACATTGAATTTTATTTCTTTTTGGGACATACCCATAAAGATTTTGTTTGCGGCATTTTCACCAAGTTTTTTTAAGCCCTCATCTGTCTGTGTCTTAATATTGTACTGTACACTTTTGCCAGTAAAGTTCTTTTGCAATGTATCGTTAATTGACTTAACCGCACTACCGCTAGTTGTTGGCTTGCCGTTAACAGCGGTATTTGCATTATACTTAACTGTTTTATCTTTCCAGTACCGACTGAAAATATTGGATATGCTAGAAAGTTTTTCACCTGTAGTTGCATTTTGACCGTTTATAGCGGTTTGCGCATCATACTTAGCACTCTTGCCTTTCCATACAGATGACCACCGATTAACTATTCCGGATAAGATGCTGCTACTTGGTGTATTTTGTCCATTTGTGGCGGTTTGCGCATCGTACTTAGCACTCTTGCCTCTCCAAGTATCGGCCCATAATTTTCCTATATTTCTTATGGTCGCTACGTTGTCTGTCTTATTATCATTTACTGACGTGTCTACGTTGTAATCAACATTTTTTCCATCAAAAGCCGATATAGCACCGCGAACTGATTTATTCAGTTTTTTATAGTCTTTATCAGTCTTTCCGTTGGTGGTCGTATCAATATTGAACTTGTTGCTTATGATTCCTGATAATCCAACTATAGGGCTTGTTTTCATTCCGAATTTTGCAACACTGCTTAATTTGTCCGCAATTTTCTTGAGATATTCCCAAAGTGTTTTCAATTTTTCAGTAATTGAATTTAAAACAGGCTTAATAATATCCCATGCAATTTGGACTTTTGCACTTATATCCGCAATTTTTTTAACAATCCAGTTACCAATTAATTGCCGAATAACTGAACTAATTGCTGATGCAACAGACAATATAGGCGAAAGCACAGTTCTTATCGAATTTAATGCCGGAGAAATTTTCCCACCTATTGCACTGGCAACTTTTGAAATAATCGAAAAAACTGTACTTAATAAATTTGAGACTGTGCTTAATGCGGGTTTTAATACTGTTACAACCTTATCTGTATATGGGGACAATTTGCCCACACCAGATTTGATCTTGTTGATTATATCTACAATTAAATTCATCGGTGCTATGATATATTCAAGTGCTTTTTTTATGCCCTTGAATAATTTTGAATTGGATATTTTGCTATATGCACCTTCTCCAAATACTTTATCAATTATTGCTTGACCTACACCTTCATATATTTGCATTGGAATCTTAGGTATTTCTTTTGCCATAGTAATAATCAAAGAACCAAGGTTCCAAACAAGGCTTCCCCAATTGATACCACATATAAAATCCACAACTTTTTGACCAAGTTTTTGCCAGATGCCGTCTTGATTAATAGTCTCAAAAGCACTAACTATTGTCTTACTTATTCCTATTGCAAAGTTAGATAAGGTTGCTCCTGTAAGTCCAGCGTCCCATGTGTTAAGAAATCCAGTTATTGAAGATATAAGCGATTTACCCAAGTTTTTCCAATCAAAATTGATTGCAAAAGTATTTCCAGCAGTAAGTGCTGTATTTATTGCGCCGGCAATTGTTGAACCAAGATTAGAGAACAATCTCGGAGTAATGAGGCCATTCAAGAAGTCGGCAAGTCCTTTGCCAAAATTTTTTGCCTTTTTGTATACCTTATTCCACTTAATAGATTCCATTGCCTTAGACAAACTATCACTGATATACTTGCCTAATTGGTTAAGGTTCTTGATGCTAGACTTGTAAAGTCCCTCTGCTTCTTTGATTATATATTTAAATCCGCTGTCACCACCAGCACCGTTTACACCAGTGCCACCACCAGACCCGTTACCTCCACTTGTACCCGTGTCATTGTCCGGTTCAACAACATTTAACTCATCAATTCCAAGAAGATGTGTTTTTAAATCTTTGGCCGCTTTGGCGGCTTTTTTAGTTCCGCTTGCCATATCATCAGCAGCACCGGCAGCGCCTTCATAATCATCAGATATAAAAACCTTTTGTATCTCCAGCTTCCAGCCGAATATTGCACCAAGGGCATTGACTACCTTTTCGGAGAATGCATAAACCGCCGATAAAGCCTTATTAAGAGCCTGTATAAGAGGTTTAAGCATATTAACAAATGCATTACCCCAAACACCAGCAACCATCTCTATTTGCTCCTGCAAGACACGTAACTGGTTAGCCCATGTCTGACTTGTACGTGCAAAATCCCCCTGTACATTCTTGGTGTTATCCATGACATACTGATATCTCAGCATTGTTTTTTCTAGCTGAGACATAGAGGATATATTGGCGTCAAGACCTTTTTTCATTGCATACTCTTTGAGGGTTGCATTTGTGAGGTCAATACCAAAAGCTCGCATAGGCTCCGTCTCGCCTGTAAATATCGACCACAACTTACGTGAGCTTTCTTCCTGTGAAATGTTGTAGAATGAAGCTAAGTCGGCTGACAGTGCAGTAAGTTGTATCGACATATCAGACATATCTTTAACAGGGGCTCCCATTGCGAGTCCCATAGCTTGAAATCTACCAGCTGTCTGTTTTGCCGACAATTCTGACATTCCATACGTCTTTATCGACGTTTTTGAAAACTGCTCTAATTTGTCTGTGTATTGGCCAAAAGTATTAACAACGACATTCTGCACCTCAGTAAGGTCAGAGGAAATGTCTATGGCTTTTTTGAATCCACTTAAAACTCTTTGCGCTGCCCAAAATGTTGCATAGATTTTTCCAACTGCCGATGCAAGGCTCCATATATGTTTTCTAGCACTTTTAGCGCTGTTGCCCATACCGGAAAAACTGTTTTGTATGCCTCTGCTTGCACTTGCCGTTCTACTTCCTTGTGCTGCCAGATTTGCAAGTGCATGAGTCATTTGTATTACATTTTGTGACACTTGTGGTGCTGTAGCCATAACTTGCATAAACTTCTTAAGTTCTGCTGCAAGTGTCCCTAGTCCGCCTGCGGTTTGTGTGGCTTTTGCTCCTACTGATGCAAGATTACCAAGTGCGGTGGTCATCTGTATTGTTCCAGCAGATAATTGTGGTGCAAGCGCCATGGTATTAAACAGATTGCGAAGTGTCACAGATAATTGTGGCAATGTTGCTGATACAACACTTGCTTTTTGCCCGGCATTGGCAAGTCTGCCAACTGCATTAGTAAGCTGAATTACATTTGTGCTGACGTTCTGTGCACCCTGTAACGTGCTAGATAAGCCTACAATTGCATTTCCAAGTTGGCCTATAGCATTTATATTCATGCCGTTAATGTTCGAATTAGACAGCCTTGTAATGGAATTAATGAAGTTCGTAAGGCCCTTGTTGTTGAACTGCATGTTTCCCAGTACTGATATACTAGAGGCAAGTGGGCTTATGCTATTTGCAACCGCTGTAAGTTTTGCACTGTTAATATTTTCGAATTGTTTTATACCTTTGGCAGCTCTGTTAAAATCAGGCATTTTTACATTTTTTATTGCATTCATGCCCTGTGCAAGCTGGTTCATGCCCTGTGCAAACTTGGCTATACCATTACTATCAATTCCTTGTAATGTCTTAGATAGTGTGCCGAGCTTATTTGACAGCTTATCTACTGCATTAACTGCTTGCGTTGCACTTGCATGTATTTTAACTTCAAGATTATCTACTGTTGCCATGTTTCACCGCCTTGTTGTAATAAAAAAGACGGCAAAAACATCAGTCCTTGCCGTCAATCATATTGTGTGTCCTATCCCATTCTTGTTTTGCCTTTAATCGTTCTTCAATAAACTCATTTCTAAGTCTATTTACCCTATCTTCTTCATTTTCCATAAGTGGAGCTTTAAGATACTCTGAACTTGCTTTCTTGCCGTTAAGGCAATGATCTATTGCAAAGCAAAGAGCAGATCTGACATACGTTCCTACCCATGCATATACTTGTGAGTCGTGTTCTTTTTCTGCCATATGATATGCTTTTTCATATGGTTCAAGCTCTGCTGGGCAAGATTTGTCAATATCCTCAACTGTAAGTCCATAGCCTTTGGTCATCATTAACCAACGGGGTAGTATTTCGTTACAGTAATTTTCGTAATTAAAATCTTTGTTATCCTGTTCAAGGATTATTTCTGTGCCTGATTCTGCACTTTCGCTATTTCCACCTCGAACAGTCTCTTTAAAAAACCATTGTGAAGCATCTCATTTGAGATATCCTCCTGAAGCTTAAGAAAATCTCCGTTTTCCTCGTCCACAAAATGGTCAAGCATATCCTCAACCTTACTAAGCTGTTCGTCACGGCCTTTTCCTGTAGTTAAGTTGTAGCCAAACTCATCTGAATGATTAGCCTGTAATCCAGCAAGTAAAATTTGTGGCATTAACAAATACATTTGCTCCATTCCCTCTATTGCTCCAACTCCATCGTCTGTACTTGACTGCATTACTCCAATTCTTGCCAGCTTGCTGATAAATCCAGCCCTAGCTACCGCCTTATTACCAAACTTAATATTGTATTTCTTGCCATTCATTGTAATTGTCATAATATTTTCCTTTCCTCCTACTCTTAATAGGAAAGGGGCAGTCCGAAAACCGCCCCTTGTTTGCTTAATACGTATAATCAGCCGATTTTGTATCTTTTGTATCGTCATCACTCAGCACGGCTGTATCTGAGTGGTTTGCTATTCCCCCGGTGTAAAAGCTACCTTTGTATCAAAGCCGACAAGGTCTTCGAGTATAAGGTTGATCTCAACCGTTAAGAGCTCATTCTGACCCTTTGAAGCCACTGGAAGAACTGATGGCGGCTGAGCCTTGATAAACTCTGCCTTGGTAAATCCAGGTGTGATTGTCTCAAACCACATAGATTTACCTGTTCCCTCTAACTTTTTGTACTCTTCAAGCACCTTTTCCCACTCCGCCAGTGTATCTGGTGTCCAGTTTACTGTTACTGTGTATGTATCAGATACAGTAGTTCTACCAGATATGTTTCTTGTGTAAAAATCTTCAAGAGCAGATGCGTCAATAGCTTCTGGTTCTGCTGTAGCATCGCCAAGCTCATTGATTCTTGACAGCTGAGTAAATGCTGTTGGCTTTTCTCCTGCGGTTGTTTCAACACCATAACCAAAAGTAATACCCAGTGTACTTAATCCTGGTACTGCCATGTCTTTACCTCCTTAAAAATGTGCATAAAAAAAGAGCCACATGGCTCTAATTGCTAACTATAATATTGTGTCACCAGCCCCAAACACACGGCTGAATCGCATGTTACATATATAGGTTCCACCATTAACACTGTATTGAGGTGTTCCGGTGACCGAAAATCTCATTTGTTTATATATGTCCGTTATTTTGGACATAATCTTTCTGCATTCGCTGTGATTCTTGTTGGAAGTCACATCAACCTGTATTGTTTCTCTTATGGCGTTGATTGTCTGTCCCTCTAAATCTTGTCCCAGCTCCATTCCTGGCAATTCATGAATATAAATTGTTGGAAATACTGCTGGTTGATCTGATTTACCTTTATCTGTAACGTTAAGCGTTGGGTATTTATCCTTAAGTTGTTCTGTTGCCTTGGCCTTGACAATGCTATATATTGTCGAGCCAAGTTCTATTGCCCATGCATTATCCATTGTCAAACACCTCTTTCACAACGTTCTTGACTTTTCTTTCAAGTTCACGAGCAGTATTGTACATATATGGTCTAGATGGCATACCCTCGGTGAACCACCAATGGCCATTGTCGTCCCTGTAAAACCAACCAATTCGACCATCTTTGAGTTGGTGGATTGTTTGACCGCTTGTATATTGCCAAGATACTCCCGGAGGTAATTCGCCTTTGTATGGTTTCTTTTGTCCTATCACGCCAGTTCCAAACTCAACAAATGCTGCGTGATCTGTTCCGGCTACAACCGCCCAAATATGACTACCCTTTGTATCTATAACGCATTCTGATTGTATACTTTCAATCAACTCGCCTTTAAAGATAGCATCTAAATTCGCCAATTGCACTCTAGCAACTTCTACACCATCATCAGCCAATCTTTCAGCAATAACGGCGCATTTATGGTCAAGCCTTGTTTGATAGGCTTTAAGCTCCTTGATTGCATTCTGTAAACTACTCACAGACAAAGATACATCTATTGTTTTTTTCACTTGACCACCGCCTTGAGGACATATTTTGTTGACCGCAAAGCTGGCTTAACTCCTACAACTGTAAAATCAGCAGAAGTTTTATCAATATAGCCATCCTCTGTGTATTCAACTTTGCTATCAAGCCATATAATGTCACTTTTTTTGATAGGGTATGCTCCTCTATCTGTAACTATGATTGCATCAAAATCGTTGACATCAAAGCCATATTCTTTTGCCTGTGCTTCACCGCCAGAGAAAGAGATATTAGCCCTAAATGATACAGGCTCTTCATATGATATTTCTTTATGATCTATAAGAGGTATTTTTTGTCCCTCTTCTGTAATGAAATACTTTATATTGCCATCATCATCTTTTTCATATATCTCTACTTCTTTGCCATAAGAAGCATACTTCATAGATTGTTTATTAATCTCAAGTGACATTACTTCACATCCTTGCCAAATCGCCGCCAAAGTTCAGACAGCTTTTCCCAACCGTACATTGCTACAAATGCAACTACAAATCCGGCTAGGATAGCTGCAAGAATCATATACCAAAGTATTGTCATATGTATGTATTGCATATAGGCAATAAAAGCCACAACGGTAATACCTATGGACAGCACAAACACCAACATGTCGGTTGGTATCTTCTTAAATACACCAACGCCTTTGATTACTTGTGTAATTACCGCCACAACAAATGTAAGTGCGCCTATGACAGACATTATAATAGCCATATTGGCTACAAGACTCTGTATAACATTCATTTTTACACCTCCTTGTTTTCGTTGAGTCGTGCTTCCATTCCATCTATGCGATGATGAAGCGACTTAACACTTTCCTCAACTTTAATAATCCTGTTGTCATGGGAATTAAGCTCTTTTCTCATTTCCACAACTTCATCTTTTATGTCCTTAGTGTTGCTAGATATGGCATCTAACTTCATATTTATGCGGGTGTTTTCTCGGACTCTATCTTCTAGGTCTGAGTTATCAGTTCTTCTATTATTCTTGATATTCAGCACAAGGCTGACAATTCCAAAAAAAATAGAGAAAGTAACCGATATGATGCTGATAATTATTGCTACTGGCATATATCTACCGCCTTTCTCTTATGTTTGCATACTGCCCACCACCACCATAATGTATGCCCTCTGCTACTGTTAGGTAACGCACAATCTTCTATAATATCTCAACAAATGGGAATATATCAGCTAGCAGCTTATTTCTGTCAATCCAACTACGGCTGACTCCATTTTCGCCAAAACTTGCCATGTATTCCTCACCAGCTTGAGATAAGTCATATACAACCAAGCTGACTATATTGGTAGTATATCGTTTCATATCTTCTTCTATTTGCTCATCTGTGTAATCAGATGGGTAATTACGCTTGTTGCGTATTTCCTGCTTAATTTCCTCAATATGCTGCTCTATTCTTGGATTATCCTGTAAGACAGTCCACTTGATAGAGTCATCGTCACCGACTTCATATTGACCTTTTCGTATTTTGACTTGCTCTACCAATGTGTATTCCATGACTACCTCCTACTCCTACAAAGCAAAATGAGCTATAAGCACTTCTTTTAATGCGCCACCTGTCATGTTTTCGGCGTTATCTATGCCCTCTGATATTGCAAGCGCTTTTAGATCGTCTGTTGACATTCTGTTGATCTCGGTCTTGGTGTGAGTGACAACATCGGCACCAGAAGTAGTTTTCTCTACCTCTGGTATTTCATCACCGCAGTTGTACCACACGCCACCACTTTTTATGCGATGTGTAGCGATCATTAACTAGTCCTCCTTAACTTTCATAACAAGGACTGAATCCATGCCCTCGAATGTTGGAAGTCCAATCATAGATACTACGCAATGTGTATTGATAGGATGGTTTGTCTGATATGTATATACAGAGATACCAGTTTCAACGATAGACAGTGTTCCGTCTGTTGTACTTCCACTTCTCTCCTCTGGGGTCTTGCCAAATACATAATCGCCAAGATATACACCGCCTGATGTTGCCGACACAATTCCTGTTGGCACAAAATACTGTGTCTTTCCGTTTTCGTCTACATACAGCTTATCGTATATTTCAATCTCAATGCCGTAGCCTTTGAGATAATCTACGACCTGTGCCTGCTGTAATCTTATTCCACCAGTATAAGCAGTTATGCCAAGTACCTGTTTCTTTGTGTCCTCCGCCTTAATAAGCATTTCCCATGTCTCGGTGTTCATGGTAAATCTTGTTAGAGAGTAGCCGGTGTTTTTTGCAAACGTGCGTCTTGTTGTAATAAGATCATCCAGTGGAGTTGCGGTTGCTGACTTATCCCATGCGCTTGTTGTCTTAAACTCAACAAAATGATTTTTCTTATGTTCTTCTCCTGCATCTGCTGTGTAGTCAACATAATATGGCTTACCACCAATTGTTACTTTAACTCTTGGTATTCCGTCTGTAGGTGCAAGTAACTGCCAAATCTGACGCTCTGGTACAACAAGACCACCTTCAATAAGCATTAAAGGCTTTTTGCTGATCTCTCTGAGTACATTGTCGGCAAGGTTAGAGTTCTCGGCACTTCTGTAATTGTCGTACTCTTGCTCCTCTTCCTCTGTTACCATGTAAGATTCGCGGTAAAAAGGCATTTTATTCTGAATGTCAGAGAATCCGCCGACGTCTCTTAACTCTGCCTGTGCGTTAAAATTAGACGCTTTAAGAGATACTGGAAGTCCGCTTTTGCCCTTGATAAATCTAAGGCTAAGGCTATCTTGTTTTCTTGTTCCGAACTTCTGTCTGCCAAGATAAGGGGCAGAACCTAATGTTTTCTGATAGTTGTCCCACATCACGCCAAGACTTCTGGCAGTGAATGCTTCACTTAATGGTAATGCTGGCATATTTATCTACCTCCTGTTTATTCCTCACCTTTTATAGGGTCAGCTCCGTAAAAAGTGACTCTCGGTGTTGCTGTTCTTGCTGTGTCTGCGATTGAGAGTGACTTAACTTTTTCCCAATCTATTGTTCCTTGATATACATAAGTTCCTGGTGCGTCACCCATTGTTACATCTACATCCGCAAGTAGATATCCAAGGCACTTGTTATCATTACTTGGAAATGGTGTTCCTGCTGGAACAACTTTTCTTCCGTTTGCATCTGCACTAGGCTGCATCGTCTGAAGAACTAGACAAGCTGCGCCCTCATAAGGGAAAAACTTTAAAATGCCTTTACCCTGTGTAAAATCTCTTACAATTGGCTTACCCATTATTTTACCTCCTATAAAACATAATGATTGGCGTCCTTGCTCGCAGGACTACCAAACAATATTCTTTCTGCATTTGCTACATCTGCTGGTTTTTCATCGGATTTTCCACCTGTACCACCATTACCCGGTGGTGTTGAGCCGTTGGCTATCTCTTTCTCTTTAGCCTGGGCAGCGGCAGTTTCTTTATCTGCGATAATCTTTCCAAGAGCGTCATAATCCATGGAACCATCATCCTTAACCACTAGCTTTGCCTGCTCAGCGGAAATCTTGAATTTCTCAGCTGCACTTGTTCTCTGGCTTGCAATTGCCTGTGTCTTTTCAAGCTCTGCTATCTTCTTCTGAGCATCTTCAAGAGCTTTGGCATTTTTTTCCGCCTCAGACATACTCTGCCCCTTTAAATCCTCATACTCTTTTTCGATAGCCTTGAGTCTTTCAAGTTCTGTGTTGTTCTTGTTTGCCTTTGCATTAGCAGATTGAACGTCCTTACCATTTTCAGCCATGACTTTTTCGATCTGCTCATCGGTCAAACCCATTGATACTAAATCTTCTCTTTTCATTGATTACCTCCGTATGTCTACGTTTTTATACGGTGCAACGCCACCGATTGACATTGCCGTTTTCTACGCTCACGGCACTTGCGAAATTTTGTATAAAAAAAGCAACCACAAACGTGATTGCTAATTTCCATTGATTATATTGTTGTATTGCTCTTCTGTTATCAGTCCTTTATCACGGGCTTGCTTGACCATTTCAGCATTCCATATATGATAGACTTGATACCATTTTTTTATTTTTTCGTACATAGGCTATTCCTCCGTCAGCAGTGTGTTAGTCATCATTGCCGTATATGTTACTTGTGCGTCTATACGCTCAATATCAGACAGTATTTTGGCTGGCTCATAGCCGTCATACTTCTGAGGATTATTATTGATGTCTTGGAGATTAAGACTTTCAACAGGAGCATGAAACTGTGTTCCATCATACTCATAGTATGTATGTGTTTTTGACTGCTTTCCGGGTTCTGCATATTCCTCTGTCTTAACTCTTTCATTAAGACACAAGTACACCCACGCTATTCCTTTGGTATCTATTTTTATAACAACTTCTTGCTGTGGTTCTTCTGCTCTTATTGTCATTGCTTACCACCTTTCTTGCCACCTTAAGCAATTTGTACACCCTGTAACCGCAAAAAAGCTTTTTAATCGGCCGACAAGTAATCCCAGTTCACCCTGTCAAGCCTGTTCCAACAATTCAAGTAACAAAAGCCATCTTTAGTTAGAGTTAGCGAAAATATAAAGTTGGTTTAACTATTGAAGTAGTAATAAGTGAGTCACTTTGCCAACTCATTTTAATATACTTTGTTCCTGTCGGCTTTCTAAAATTAAACCAACCTCGTGTAACACCTCCCGCTACTTTGTCTGTTTTTTTTATTTCATTATTGTACGAAAGGAAATTATAACCTTCATCATAAAAACACACCATTCCACTAATTACAGTTGAAACGTCATAAAAATTGGAATATCCATTGATATTTGTAAAATAATCTTCTACCTCGATAAATCCTGACGTTGCCCATCCAGATATTGAAGTTTCTATTGCTTTACCACTTTGCACTGCGATGTATGTACTTTTTTTGATGTCTGTTATATCAATCAATTTTCCACCAATTACATTTATATTTTCAATTTTGTTTTTGCTAAAATCCGCACCAGTTATAATTAAAACTTTACCCATTAAAGTCACCTCTTAATAAAAAATTAATAAGTTGTTCTTTTATCTGTTTCATGCCCTCTATGTTAGGATGGTTGTTGCTTTTTTTAATATTTGACAGTTCAAGTACATCAACATTGTAATGATTACAAATATTTTTTATTGACTCTGTAACGCTTGATTTAAGTCCGTCATTTAGAATGAATATAATTTTTGCTCCTATGTTATTTCTTTTTATGTAATCCAAAACATACGAGCAAGCTGGTCTGAACGTCTCAAAATCACTTTCAACCCAATTAGAATACTTATACTCACCTAAAGCCACATTCGACCAAGCATCATTTGTTCCACCCTCAATGATGATAAGTTCCGCTTTCTTTAAATTTTCACATCTTTTTACAAAGCTATAATTTTTACCATCTATCGTGCCCTCTCCATAAGAATCATATGAAATACATGAGCCAGAATATGAGTTATTTTGAATTAACAAAGATTTATAATCATTTGCAAATAAATGCCACCATGTATCTTCCACGTTTTCAACATCATTTTCGGAGCCTTGTGTTGCACTATCTGAGGGTGGATACCACTGCAAATTGTTTAATGGTTCTGTATAGTCTTTAAATGTTGAGTACGAATCACCTAATATAGAAAAAGTTTTATAATGATTTTTGGCATTATATTTTGGTGCTATGATATTACCATCAACAATACAAAACACAACATTTCCCTGCACATCAGATATAGCAAGGTCACATTCTTCTAACGTGTCACATATGTTGTTTCCAATGCTCTTAATTGTGCTAAATTCTTTTGTTGCAAATTCGCCATTTTTGAATGTAGCAAGTACATTTCCATAACTATCTGAAACAAACAAGTCAACATCTTTTCTGTTGTCCAAATCAGAAACCGGTTTATAAAATTCAACTATATCTCCCTTTAGTGGATCAATAGCGGTTCCTGTTGCTAATGCATCAGCCGGTGTGCCGGCAACCGAAAGGGTATTATCAGTTATAATCTGAACAGGATTCTCCTCAAAATGCTGCTCTACAATCTGCTTTATCTGGTCATCAGTAATACCGCCCTTTTTAATTTTTTTATTGAGTAATGCGTATACTTCCTCTGCATTCATGTGCGCACCTCTCTATTCCTGTTTTATCCAACTCTCGCCGTCAAACTTATATAAGTCTGTCGTGTCTATCATGTAGCACGAACTACCAAGTGACACGTATGTTGGTAGCTTATCTATATCCTTAGACAAAGCGTTGTATTCTCTGTAATTTCCTTTAGTTTCTAATGCGGTAATGCTACCCATATCTGGCACATCATCACCCGGTTCATACACTTGTCCGTCTTGGACTACTGTATATCTAGTCACCATTGTTATTACCTCCGTTGCCAAGATTATCTACTATTTCTTGTGCTTTTTGTTCCTGTTGTTCTACATTATCTATAGTTAGATATATCTTATCCAAGTATTTCTTGGACAGCAAAAATGTTTTTTCTGCATCTCCCCACAATCCAACAGTCTTGATTGCAACAAGTGGATGTATTCCAGCCTGCAATAAGACAACCAGAGTCTGAGCTTTGGTGTACATATTATCCTGTGGGCTATGATTTATCTGCACTGAAAAATCTCTAACCGTCAACTTCAAATCTTCTGCATACAGTCTAATTGCATTAAGTGCAAGTTTTGCAAGTCGTTTTTCCGATGTTGCAACAAGCGGGTCTTTCAACTTTGTTCGTGTCTTGCTAAAATCCCAGCCATTTCTTAACTCGACAGCTCCTTGCGTATCTCCGCCTGTGTTACCTTGCTTAGTTGGGATTGCAAGAATTGTCTGAACATTATCCCATAAGTCGTCCTTGGCAACCTGAGTCTGAGATTGATTAAGTTCTTGCGACATAACATCTACATCAGCGTTGTTGACACCGTTAGTTGACTTAACAACCAAGGCACCCATTTCTTTCATGGCTTTAAACTTGTCCTTGTCAACGTCACAATTAACAAACTTAATCCACGACTGTACAAACTGTTCTATGCTATCCATTCTGTTAGATTGCATATTGTTGATTGCATCAAGCATATCTATAACAAGCTCAATATCGCTTATTCTTTCGTGATTATTAGGATACTCAACAATCGGTATATCTCCATAAGCGTGTAATTTCCAGTCTGTCACCGTGCTATTATAAATTTTGCACTCATGTGTGGCTGTGTAACACTGCTTATACCACTTGCCATCACTGTCCTTAAGTTCTGTGACGGCAATCATCGGTTCTTCGGTGTTACTGTTGTATATGATAAAGGTATTGAGTGGACAAGGTGTAACAATCCTAAACGGCACATCACCGTTTGGGTTAAACTGGATAGCTTTAAATGCTGTACCAGTGGCAGATTGCCATTCGCCAGCCTTTATGTCCTTATCTTGCTTACAAGCGTCTACCATGTAATCATTCAGATCGTCAACCGCATTATTGATTGCATCATCATCTTTACGGCTGATATACTGTACCGGTTCTCCGTAAGTTTGTCCAACTTTGAATTGCACAATTTCATATGCATGATTTTCTACGATGTAATTAATTACATCGTCACGAATTACTTTAATTCTGTATCTTATTGGTTGGTCGCCTTTGTAATAATTCCATAAATACTTTATAATTGGCTTATTCCAGTTAAATACTCCTATGCACTCACCGACTACATTCACAATATTATCCGGTGTAATGGTGTCTACATTGGTATATGCTATTTTTCTACCATAGTGGCCTCTTACAAGGTCTTGCAAATGTAATCTGTTCATGTTAACTCCTACTTCATGAGTTCATTTACTCTCTTTTGAATCTTGTCAGGATCATATCCTGCTGCCTTAAGCCTATCGATACGTTCCTGTCCGTTGCCCCAGCGACCAGCAATGACCTCATGTGCAACTGCATTGATGATCTTATTCTGTGTCATCTGTGATGTCTTGACGAGCTTGTTTACTGCTGCCTGTACCTTTGCATAATCATATCCAGCCTTTGTCAATCTGCTCTTGCGATCAGCACCATTGCCCCACTTGCCCACAAGGACTTCCTTTGCAATGGTATTGATGCTCTTCTTGCCGGCTGTCGGCTTTGCAAGTACGGATACGGCTCTTCTGCCTGCCAGCTTATTCCAGCTTGTAGCGCTGATATATGCCTTGTTGAGATCAAGGCTGCCGCTGTAACCTGAGAGCTTTCCGACAGATGTGTACTGACGGATAAGACAGTTATAAGCTCCCTCGTTCCATGGATGCTCCTGGTATCCAGTCTCAACATAGTCTGGGTACTGAGCCACCCACAGGCCATATCCAGCCTTTTTTACGGCGTTCATAGCACTCTTCTGGATGTAGATAAGCGGTTTGATGCCGGTCTTTTTCTGTACGTAGCTGCACCACTGTAAGCACCATTCCAAATCTTTGACACCAAACAGAGGGTTATTCTTTGCCTCCCAGTCAAGCACAAGAACGGCTTTGCCAATATACTTCTTGACATATGCAAGGAAGTAGTCAGCCTCTTTCTGTACGTCACCGCCGTTGGCGTAATGATACGCACCTAACAGTTTTTTCTTGCTCAGGACTTTGTTACAGTGACTTGTAAAGTATCTGTTCTTATAGCTTGTTCCCTCAGTTGCTTTGACAATGCAAAAATCAAAAGGAACTTTGCTTAAATCTATATTTTCATCGCCTTGCCAGGCACTAATATCTATTCCGTTCATTGTTTGTACCTCCTTTTACATTAAAAAAGCACCAGTAAAGCTACTGGTGCCTCCAAAGGGTTTATGAGGTTTGAAAAAGTATGAGAAAAAACAAAGTGTTCATCAATCAACTTGTTCATGATATATTATATAATATGTTTTATGGGACATTCTAGGACATTTAAGGACTACTTATATGTGTTTCCCCATTTTTTCTCAAATTCCTGTAATGCTTTACCATGTCTTCGTATGATTTGCTTGTAACAATAGTTCATCTCTATTGCCATTTTTTCAAAAGTCTTTTGCTCAACGTATCTTGAGAATAATATCTGATAAGTCATTTCGTCCGACATGCTATCTATCTGGGATATAATTATTCGTTTGCTGTCTATGTATCTATCAACAAGCATATCTATTTCATTTTCCATTTGCTCAATTTTAGACACAATTTTGTCCATGGTGTCATAGCTAGGTGATGACTGCACTCTTTCATCATTTTTGACTGCTGATACACTGCAAGCCATAGATCTATACTGTGCAAGCTCCACTAGCTTATTATTGATAAGTCGGTCATATCTGCCTATTTGTTGCAAGTATTCCTTTGTTTCCACTAATCAATACCTCCTAAATGGATTAAATGCAGGTTCTGCAATTGCATATTCGCCCCCGATTCCATAAATCATATCGCAAAGCTGTGCAGTCGCGTCAACACCATCATCATGTTTATTTTTTCCCTCTGTTTTATACATAATAATATTTTGAAAATATTTATTATATTCCTTGGTTCTATGTTTTCTATCAATAAAATACAGTTTTCTTATGTCTGGTGCATGATTTCTAATTCGATCTAACTTTGATATGGTATTTGGAGCTGGATCATGAGTTGCATTAACCATTGCGCCAACTTTAGACCATTCCTTTTCGCAAAGTATTCTATATTCCGCGGTTGTTTTTGTTTCCTCAAAGTGGACTTCTGCCGTTTTCGGAGCCCACTTTCGTAAATGCCAAGCAATACGATTAACAACTTCTGGTATTGTGACTTCTTTATCTCCATCGTTGTAAACAGCATCGGTAACATAATAATTATTGTCATACTGATAGCAAATCGGCATAGCTACAAAATCGCCACCACCATAGGCAGGATCAACTGCTGCAAATATTCTATCCGGAGCTCTATCTGGTAAATCTTCTGGATTAAAAAACTGCATATTATCTGTGCTAAACAATGCTCCATGTCTTTCGATAGGCGTTTGCTGATCTTGCGCATACCATGAGGCCATATCATCATTTTCCTCGAAAGATGCTCTTATCATCAAGTAATCCTGTGTAGAATATCCAAGATTATATGGATAATCAAAATTACTTTCATCATTTTCATTCAGGGCTGGTATGATTATTGCTCTCCATCGTCTCTGTGCATATTCCGGGTTATTTTGCAACAAATTAAGCCTACGCCCCTGTACATCTCCAGGAGCCCATCTTGTACCCATATTTATTAGTTTTGCTTTACGTTTAAGACGTTTCATAAAATTGTTGTCAAACTTTCCCCACACGGTAGCTTGTCTATCTTCCGACAGTGCTTCTTCAATACCACTAAATAAATCATCATCAACAGCCATACCGGAACAATCACACGCTCCATTCAGAGTTCCATAAATAGACCTCATTGTGAATGTTGGGTATGTCTTTTTTCTAATAATATCTATAGTGGTATCTTTACCATCTGTAATAGGTCTCTTTACAACGTTTTTAGGGAACATTTCTCCGTATGTGTATGTTGGGTCAAGAATAATTTCCAGAAGTCCATCGTAAAATCCGCCAGTTATTTTGTCAGAATATGCAGTATACAAATTAGATTGTTCAGGGAATTTTGACCCATACCACAAAAAGCCCAACTTCACTATTTGTGTCTTTCCAATTCTTGAAGGGCAGTTAACAAATAATTCGTCTAATTTATCATCTACAAGGTCTTGTATTCCATTTGCCACTTGTCTCAACGGATTTATTCTAGGCTGATAAAATCTTTCTTCTATCGGTCTTTTGCGCTCCAAATACAGCATAAAACTTTCAAATACTTCATTGGATTCCGTAAGAAGTGTTGAATAATATTGATTGACAAGCTCTATCTCTGTCTTGTTTGCCTGGGCGAATTTCTCTATTTCCCATATATCCATTCCGAATTGTTTCAAACAAAATTGATTTATGATTGCCTTTGACCTTGCCGTGCATTCAAGCATTGTAGTGATATCACCATCATTTTTGGCTAGTTGGCAAGTATCAAGATAGGCATTGATAATTGTTTCGTCTATGTCCCGGACATCTATGTATTTTTCACAATCCTTAATCAAATTCTGTAATTCAGACATAAAAATAGCACCTCGCTAAAAAGCAGAGGTGCTACGGCCTCTGCCTATAATTTTTCTAGGGTAGCGACCGATTCTATTTATCGGCCGGAAACATATAAAAATCAAGTCCTAATAAATCAGGATCTAACTTCTTCGCATTCTTACCTATCGGTGAGCATTTGTACACGGGTTTCCAAGAATCTTCATACCACCTATCCATTTGAGCAATAACGCTTTTTGCATAATATGTAGGTTTGCTCATTGTCTTTGTACGGTTGCATAAAACCTCTTGATAGTTTTCAATTATAAATCGACAATCATTGCCATCGTATTCATAATCTCTGTAAAATTGATAAAATGTTTTTAATTTTTTAACAAAATCAATTAGTGTTTTCATTCCTCATAAACCTCTCAAAATCTTCGTTACACTCTGAACATAATTCATACTTTTTATTTACATGTTCAAAAGCGCAAATTATAATATTCCCTCTTTCATCATCAAGACCAAAGGACGGAATTTCATTGGGTGAGGTACCATATTCAGAAAAATTTATTATCCCCATCGTTTCTGTGGTTATTTCTTTTCCACACCTGTCGCAAGTGTGCCATTCTCTTTCATGTTTCATATATTGTACTCGCTTTTCTTGCATTGACACAAACCATACTATAGTGTATTATAATAATTGCTACGTGTTAATTTAACACCTCGATTAAGTTCTATAAATTGTACATTTATAGAACTTTTTTTATTTTAATATTTTGCTTATCAAGCGACCGTGCCAATATTTAGGTTGTGCATTGATATATAGCATATTTCTCAACCATATTCTTTTTATCCCCTTATGTGTAAAAGGGTATTTTTTCGCAAAATGTATACAATCTTTGATGTATTTAATAAAGCTCATTATTTTGTTTCCTCCCATGATTGCGGTAAATACTCCACTGTTCCGTCATTTTCTGATTTTTGCCATCCACTATCGCTACTGTAGTTATCACGGCAAATAGCACCTGTATTCTTATCATACATGACCTCTGTTTGCTGTGATAGATTTTCATAAATCACAACCAAGTCTATGTATTTATTTGCAGCAGAACTTTGTGTAGGTTCTACATCATGTCCAGAGCAACAACCAGTTAATGTAGTCAATCCTAGTACCATTATTAACGCAATTTTCTTCATTTTTTCTCCTCATCTTCAAAAACAAACAACGTGTCCGGAAATGGTTCTCCGCTAAATAGCATATTGAGGTATTTCAAAAAGGTTGGAGTACTCATTCCGGCTATTCGTGCAGCTTTAGCCTGTGTAACTCTACCAGCCATATATTCTGCTACTGCCTCCGAAAACTTATCTGGATCACATCTATGTACACCACCAGCCATATTTTCACCTCGTAATAACATTTAACAAATAGCAGAGATGGGATTCGAACCCATGACCTCTAGCTTATGAGGCTAGCGAGCTGCCAGACTGCTCTACTCCGCGTCATTATACATATGGCATACTATATAGCCGTATGCCGGGGCTTGTGATCATTTACTCTGGGGGGAGTATTCGACCGCCTATACGGCTACAGTTGGCATTCTGTAGGCTGATTTTCACAAAACACTCACCGGACCTGGTGACGGTCCTTTATTCAGCATTCCGCTAGTGAGTGAAAGGAGCACAAATGAAACAAACATTTGTCCGATCAAGGTAAAAGAATTTGAAAACCTTAACCGCATGAACGATATGGGACTCGAACCCATGGCCCATAGATTAAAAATCTATTGCTCTCCCAACTGAGCTAATCATTCACATTCGCCTTGTATGGTCTCAAGGCTCCCATGGTTAGTCATGGTGGACTGTATAGGTGGAAAGGCTACTTGCGACAACTGCCTATACTCAGTAGCGGGGCTAGTGGGATTTGAACCCACGGATGCAGGAGTCAAAGTCCTGTGCCTTACCACTTGGCGATAACCCTATTTGTATTTCTCCATTTCATTAACACTCATACCGACTATTCCGGCTGATTCATCACTGTCGGTATGCTTAAAGTATTCTCCGCTTTGTGGCCACATATATCTGAACATAGCATAATTGGCAACATCAAGAAGATATTCCGTATTCCCTGTCTCTTTAAACTTTGCAAGGCATTTTTCAAGGCTGCCTATTGCATCAACGTTGCCTGTGGCAAAATTTCTTCCGGCTCTGCCATACTTATAATGACTTTGAACCACTAAAGCCTTGCGTTTTTCATCAAATTGTAAACTGTAGTCAGTTTTCAGAATATCATCAGTCACACTCATTGTTTTTGCCCTCATAGTCCAAACATACATGTTCAGGTTCAACATAATCTGAATAATATTCGCTATTCTGATTGTTACAAACCTTATCACCATCTTCTGTTATGCAGTATTCACAATTGCTGCATTTATCTTTTGCCATAGTGATTACCTCCAAATGTCTAGTTATTCTTGCTGAGATTTATCCCAAACGCCACAGCCTTAATTAAAGCAACTATACCCAACAATATATGTATCCAAACAGGAGCATTAAGTTTTATTGCAATCCAAAGCAAAATGATAAGTTCAATCATATGTCGCCCTCCTGTTTGTGGTTGGCTCTCCACGTATCAAAACCATCCGGATATCTGTTTTCAAGTTTTTCCTTGTTCGTCTGCATAACATCATCAAGGGTAAATCCGCTTGCATCACAGATCATGGCAACATACCACATTACATCGCCGCATTCTTTCTTCAAGTGGTTTATGTCTATGCCTTTTTCGTGAAATACGCCCTTTTTAACAAGATCAGCAACTTCTCCCGATTCGCCTGTAAGGCCTATAACACCATTAAGCAGTTCAGCAACGTCTATTCCATTTGTTATTGAAACAGCATTAAGAAGTCTATCTCTATTCCTGCCATCATTTGTACGCATGGCAGCCATTTGATATTCAATTCCGTTCATTTTGTTCCTTTTGGGGATTTTATAGTTTTGTCTGATGTGATTAAAGAAAATCTATCTGACCGATAGATAACTGTTATGTATGCATTATATACACATTATTTGGATTTTGTCTATATTTTTTTCTGAATTGCGATTATATCGTCTATTGGGACTTTAAACAGTGTTGGTAAAATTATCAGATTGTCAACTGTAGGTATTGATTTTCCTTTTTGCCACTTGTATATCACATTTGGATTTGTAAATCTAAATATGTTTTGTAAATCCTTAACACTTAGTCCTTGTTGTTTTCGATAATATACTATGTTTTGACCTGTTTTACACATGTCTATAACAGGTATATCAATCATATATTCTCACCAACCCTATGTTTATTTGTTTTGTCGTTATGTGTAGATTTATACTTGATATATTTATATGTGGCTGATAAGGCCTTTTTTATTTTAAAAATATTTGGGGGGCTTAGTAGGGGCTCTCCTGGGATCCTGTCACACCCCCACCCCCCCTCCAGCGTTCTTTTTTAGCACTCGTTTTGTCTAAGTGCTAATATTGCTTGAGTTGTTCGCACAATTTGCCATTATGTCGCTTATGCCTTTGTATCTATTCGCAAAACCCACGTTTCACGCACAGTTATGTATTTATTCCGTGTTGTTACCGTCAAAAAGTGCCTTATTTCCTACGTTTTCAGCCTGTCCTAAATTGTTTGAATTGTTCGTACAATTTGACATGGTGCAGTCAACCTCTATAGCCTCCGCCTGTGCTGAATTGTCTGGAAGTTTGGCACAATTTGACTCTAACAATTTGCGCACATCTGAGGCAGTTAGTGCGATTGTGGCGCCTCCGGTAGCAGCTCCGCCGGCATCGTTCCAGCCGTATTCCCTATTTTGTATCGCAATTAAGCCAACCGCCTGTTTTGTGTCAATTAGTCGATTTGTCAGACAATTCTCACGAAAACCGCGAAGTTTTTTGTAAATTCTTGTCCGCGGGTGGCTTGGCTTATCCTTGCCCCACTCTGTTATTGTGTCGTTGTCAATACCTGTCAAGTGGCAATAGTCTATTATTGATGGCACTTTATTATATAAACCACAAATATATATATAATACTCGCATATATCTAAACATTTATTATAATCATACATATTTGAATATATAGCACCCTTAGACATATATATATTATTATTATTCAATAATCTATCTGTACCTTTAAACATATGTCTATATATATACATCATAGCGCCGGACCATAAATTTTGTGGGCAGTTTGTGAGATCATCAATAGGCGGCTTGTGAATGTCGCAGAACTCTTGTAAGTACATATCTATCTCATTGTCAAATATTTCTACCTCCTGGTTATTCTCCATGTTTCCGCCTCCTCTCTAACTATATATTATATATACATATACAAAAACCGCATAGAATACAGTCTAATATACTCTATGCGGTTAATACCTCTTTAGTGTTTACAACAAAAATAAAAACAATATTATATATATCATTGTTTTATCTGTCTGTCAATGGGTTGTTCTCCTTTATGGCCAGTTTGCGATCTGATCCCACATTCTGTTGTATTCCTTTATCGCCTCCCGCTCTGACAGATCAAACAATGTTGGATAGTTCCAGCTCCCGTCATTCTGTCGCCCGGCTTTGTGCTGCTCAAGCTGATCTATGCAGACGCTAACACATATATGCGCACAAGGTCCAAAATCCAACATGCAGCGCACCCGACCGTTTCCCTCTTCAAAAATCGCGAATATGTCACACATGGACGCCGGGGGCAGTCCTTTTTTCTGTGCTGCTCTGTTATACTCCTTTATCATTGCTTGACAGCTCTTTATATTTAACTTATAATAATAACCACGTTCCAACACTTTTTACACCTCCAGAATTGATATAATAAGCATAAAAAAACACGGCTATTATATCAATAATAACCGTGTGACAAAGTTCGACAAAGTTTTTACTTGTTATAAAAATCATTCGCGGCACTAGCTATAATTCTAGCCGTGTTGTATTTTCCATCTGCTCCAGATGCCCAATCAAAATAAACGTCCGTAACCTCGCAATAATCGTCCGGGTTATTATATATTCCTGCCGGCATGGCTGCGCCGTTTGTATGTATCACAAGATCACCATTTTCTTTTATCCAGACTTTGTTTACATTATTCTTTTTTTCTAACTGCTCATTTACCTTTTTAATTGTTACCATTTTTCTTGACCTCCTCAGTATCGTATATTATTATATAGTAGTCTCATATCATGGTTGCTTGATATGATGGACCGCTAGCAACTCCAGCGGTCACGGATTGAAACAATAAGGTTTTTAATATAGCGGGTATAAGCTCGCTATATTATTTTTGCATTTTGCCGTACAAGCTGGAGCTTGTACATTTCGCCGAGCTCCTCAATTGTGATCTCCCCGGCTTTTACCGCCTCGCGGCCCTCTCTTGTCAATATTGACATAACTTTATTTTTGTTTATAACTCCTATTCCTGTAATTTTCATTTTGCTCCTCTCTTTCTCCGCCTCTGGCGGTTGTCCTTTGCTTTATCTGTTAACCATATGTTACTCTAATATTAGAATATTGTCAATATATTTTTAGTAATATTTTAATTTTTCCTCATCTGATGGGATCACCTCCACCAGATCCCCCGGTTGACATTTGCACATCACACATATTTTGTTGAGAGTATCAAGCGTAATACTTTTACCGGCTTTTATGTTCTGCGCTGTCTGGGCTGGCAATAATTTTTCACGCTGGATCCTTGTTTGATTATATCCGCGATCCTTTAACAGTTTAAATATATCCGTCTTATATACTATCAATCTGCGCACCTCCTTATATATAGTAATTTCGCCCCGGCTGGGTATGTATCTACTATATATATAGCAATACTAAAAGTCAAGCAAAAAATATTCTAAAAATAGAATAAAAAAGTGTTGACAATATTCTAATATTAGAGTATTATTGAACTATCGAAAGGAACAGAAAAAACACCTTGACAATTCCACATGACAGGCATTGACGACTTGCAAGAGCTTGCCGCCGGTGCCTGGTGGATAGCAAGGCAGGAAATACAAAGGAGAATGAGAAAATGAAAAAGTACATTGTAAGAGAAAAGATCACAAAGAATATTATAGGAATTGTAGACATGACAAAGGATCAGGCAAAGAAAGCCCAGTCAGATTTTATTGTTAAGGAGGTATAAAAATGGTTATTGGTACATTAGAGGATGGTAGAAAATGCGTTTATGATCTTCCAACCGAGATCAAGACAGCGGAACAATTTAAAAATCTTATATATGATTATCACGATGACGATTGGGCGGAGAGGACTCGCCCGGAGTTGTTCGGACAGCCGAGATTGTCGGGGCTTAATGGCCCAATGTGGAACGGCTGGGGAGTTCTTAAGAGTACCGGGGAAACGGTGGCAATTATTCGATATGAAAAGCCTAGCAAATATTAACGGCTGACGCTCCGGAAGTTGGAGCGTCAGCCGGGGATGGTCTCTCGGCTCTGATGATGGCAGACCGAAAAGAATATATTTTTAGGAGGTAACAACATGAGAAACTACACAGAGGAAATAAGAGCGCAGCACGACGGCAGGATTTACAGAGAGGTAATAACATTTTCTGATCTGGATAAAAACGGCAACAAAATAATTGTTGAGCTGTTAAGAGGACGCAGAGGAAAGACGGAATACATCGCCGTCGATGTTACAAGGCTGGACGGTGAGGGCGTTTACACCGGTGCAATGGATCTTAACCCGCAGGTGGAGAGACAGGAAAGGAGCATAAACGGCGTTAAATGTGTTAATTATGTTATTGTTCCGGGTTGGCTTCTTGCTCCAATGGATGACAATAAAAATAAAATATTAGACGAGATAGCCCGCCGGGCATTCTCATAAAATCGGCAAGAATTAAAGGAATTCCGGGCGGTTCGATTCCGCCCCTTGCTGCTATTTTAAACAAAGGGCTACACATTCCCTTTGTTTTTGATATTATAAGTGAAGGAGGTATGAACGCATATGATATTATACAAAAATGTAGATCTCTGCGATTTACAAGCAATCGCAGAAAATGGGATATTAAGCATGGACGATTGTAAAAATGATAACTGGGTCAGCGGTCTAAGGTCTAATAATAGCACCCAAGAAGTCTATTTATTTAGTCCGTTAGGTAATCAAAATTCTTTTCCCAACTATGGGGTGGCTTTGCTTGAAGTAGATTGTGCGGCTAAAATACATATAATGTCAGAGCATGACGCGTACAAAGATATATATGATGAATATATAGCATCTAAGGTTTTACAATCTGAAATAAAAAGGGTTATAATTCCTAAAATTTTTAAAGACTATATAACTGTTCCGCAAGGGGTAAATATTACATGGTGTGGATTAGGGGCCGATCGGTGGGAGCATGGCGGATTGACGGCGTGCAGCAAGGAATTTATATTGCAATTTGCAAAAACCGCGCCGTTGATGGATTCCACGCATTTTAATTTTTTTCGAGGAATTGAGGAAAGCGGGGAAATAATTGATCTATATAATATCAGATACATTTTTTAGGGCGCATGTGCGCCCTCTAGCTGTTCCTGGTGGTTTGTGGCTGGTTCAATTCCAGCTGGGCGGCTTCCTGATCTTTGATAATATAATATTGCTATGTCGGCGCCTGTGTGCTATGCTGTTAATGTATAGCCTTATTAACTGTATATTTATATTTAATTGTGTGAATTGTTTGTGTAATTCTATACAATTATATTGTCTATGGTGGCTTATTAATTGCGCCTGTCTGCTGCCGTTTTTTGGTGGTGGATCTCGCTCGGTTTATATTGCTGTTGTATGAGCAAAGATAACAACGCGTTTATTTGCGTTTTAAGGCTTTTTGAATGTATGGACGTGTAAATCTATTAACAGCGACACGCAAAGCAGTAAACAAAAAACTATCGCGGAGACAATGGCATATTATAAGCCTGTCGGCGGTATTCTTTCGCCGTGTGGCTGATCCCGATTTTGGTTATATTTTACTTTGCCACGTTGAAGTGTTTCAATTCTGTTCAAAAATCTGAACAAAACTCGCATGAAATTGATGAAAAGCCGAGAAAAAATTTTTTGACCGTCCGAAATTTTCAGAATTATTTGATAGGGGGGGTATACATTAATCCGAATATTTTTTATAAGAATTTTTGAAAAATTAATTTTTATTTTTGATTTGATACAATAACAAGGGCTTTGGCAAGATAGTGCGATTGCCCTAACTCTTCTATCAGCTTTTGCCGGGTCATTTCTGGGTTAGTTCGTCTTATATATTTTAATATCTTATCTATGTTATCCATACATTCTATCTCCCATATATCTTGTTAATATATCAACAATATCAAATACTTGGTCGCCGTATGTAGCAACAAAGTCACACAGCATCTCTTCCTGTTCTATCGGCATATATATGTTATATGACATGCAAACGCAATGACATAGTTCATGTATAATCACTTTACGCAGAAATGCCCCATGCAAACTTTTAGCCAAATATATGCAGTGGGTATTCATGTCTGTTACTCCCACGCTCATAGAGCCATCTGTACGGCTCAATAACGAACTTTTATTGTCCACCCATACAATTTGCCATTGAATACCATTTAATTCAAAATTCAATCTATATGCCCCCTTAAAACGCAAGAGAGCGATTATGCACTCCCTCACGCTTATATACATCATGTGTAATTGTTACAGTTTTGTTACAAGTGTAGACATTTTTGACTTAAGCATTGACCGTTCTTCCGGGGTCATGCTGCCGATCACATCTGTAATGTCCTCACTAACTCCTTTGAGGTACTTCTCAAGCTCCTGCATAGTTGTGTCTTTGTCTTTATGCATCTCTTTCGCTTCGATGTATGATCTCCTCATCATGCCACTTTTGCCTTCTCTGCTGTCTCTTGTAGCAGTCGTTGGCTCTGTATAGTGCATTCTACCACTCATGCGGTCAAGGTCTCTCATTCTTTCCTGCATTGGCTTATCTTCCCATGTCCTATAATCGTCTGGCATTTGATGATAGTAAGGGGGTTCTATATAACTGCGCCTTGTTCCTCTACCTTTCGGCGCAAATCTGCCATTAGCATAGCGGTAGTTATCATAGAATCTTCTATCTGGATAATCTTCGTACTGTTCAACCATACGCATAATGTCCTCATTATCTTCTGATTTTTCCATAGCTTCAACAATTCTGTAATCCTTGTCAAAGCAAGCTATGTTCTTCGCTATTTCTGTAAAATCCTTTAAATCGTCAAGGTTTTGTCCCTCGAAATTATCCAATCCGATTGCTTCAACTTTCGCCTTGACACATTCCATTATCTGTTTAGCCCATTTATGCATATCATCAAGCCTCCCTTACTGCGATTAAGTTACTATTCTGCACTTCAATAGCCTGTGCCGATGTATTCTGCACCGCTACTGTACTGCAACAACCGCAAGGCACATCAATATAAGCCTGTGCCGACACATTAAAGAAATTCTCAACTGCGGCTGGGGTTACAATCATTCGTGTTGACTGCAAAGGCTCTCCATCTACTGCAATAGCAAGTGAGATAGCTTCAACTGTACCGCCTGTTGGTATCTGGATATTACCGCTATAGGATACTAAAAATCTTGCCTTGCACTGATTTGTAATGCCTCTTAGCTTGATAATTCCGCTTCCCTGTCTGTGAACTATACATTTAGTGCCACATACCGGTGTTTCTGTAAATGCAACATCTTCGCCTGCGGAAACTGTTTGTAATGCAATTCCTGTTATCTCCATTATCTTTACCTCTCTTTCACAAAATAAGGGCAAACATATTTCAGTCTGCCCTTAGGTTAAAAAGTAATACTGCATAGCAGACATAATCGAGTTAAACTCAATTAAGATACTCAATTATTCGCTTTTACGTAGCTGCTACTTTTAGCAGCCACAGCCTGCATTGCAACCACATCCATAAGCATAAGCATTAGGATTAGGCACAACATAAGCTGGAATAGCTGTAGGATTTACAGAGTTGACAATCTGCTGTGTTTGTGCTGTCATTGCAGTAGTCAGAAGTGCATTCTGTCTATCCTGTGATGCGGCGAGCCTTAAGCTATTGTTTTCTGCCTGCAATGTGGCTATCTTGTCCTGAGTCAGGAAATCAAGGATGCTTCTCGTGCTGTTCTCGATAGCCTGTCTTGTCTCACAAGCCTGTGTAGCCATGTTGTAGTTGGTGTCGCAGAAACCTCTCTCAATCTGTCTCTGAGTCTCACAGCAACAAGCGGCATTCTGAGCAGCCATGTTGTTAAGGGTTGCCTGAATAGCATTTGTGTTCTGCATACCGGCTACAGTGTCAGCGTTGATCGCCTGTTGTATGCCATAGCCTGTCTGCATGATATTTGTGTTAATGCCGTTAAAACCAGTAAGCATGCTGTTGTTCATGGCATAAAATCCATCACAAAGTCCGTTAGAAATGCCGTCTAACTTGCTGATAACTGCTGAATTATCAAATCCTCTCTGAATTTCCGCTCCTACTCCGTTGTTTCCACCGCCTCCGAAACCGCCAAAGCCGTTACCCCAGCCGCCAAAGGCAATGAATAATACAAATACAACTATCCACCATGCACCGCCGTCACCGAAAAAGCCACTTCCGTTGTTTCCGTCGACATTCGCTACAAGTGGTACGCTTGCGCAATTTGAATTAAACATAATTTTTACCTCCTGAATTTTATATATACTTAATCTTGCAAGAATTAGTATCAAAGTTAATTAAAATGTGTTATAATATATTCGTACGGATAGGGTAGCTCCCGATAAGCTGTTTGTCCTAACAGTTTCCGTACATTACCGGTAGGGCGTTTCACACTGAAAGGACAGGTGTTATTTTTATGCAAGAAATTTGGAAAGATGTCCCAAACTTTGAGGGCATTTATCAAGTAAGTAATCTTGGCAATGTAAAATCTTTGTCAAGATGTATCATCCATCGTGGTAATGTTTCCCATATTAAAGGAAGAATTATGAAACCCTTTATAAACCGTGGTGGATACAAATGTATCAAGTTATCAAAAAATCAAAAGTACTATCCGCTTAAAGTCCATAGGCTTGTAGCTTTAGCCTTTATACCCAATCCTAATAATTATGAATGTGTAAACCACAAAGACGAAAATAAACAAAACAATACAGTTTCAAATCTTGAGTGGTGTACCAAAAAGTATAATAATGAATACGGTTCAAAAGCCTTATGGAAACGAAAAGTTTATAAATACAACCTTAATGGAGTATTTCTTGATTCGTACGAAAGCGTTGTTGAAGCCTCAAAGGCAAACAAAATACCAATCAGTTCAATCCGAAGTACCTGTGATGGTAATGGTATAACAACTCACGGCTTAATATTTGTTTTTGATAAGAATGACATTTCAAACAGACTTGAACAGCTAAGAAAATCTAGTCCTATTGGTGTAGCAGTTTACGATTCAAATAAAAAATTAATTGAAAAGTTCGACTGTATTTCTGATGCATGTTTAAAATACAATGTATCAAAAACATCTATTCATAGGTGTTGTAAACACCAGTTCAAAAAATGCAAAGGTTACTATTGGGAATACTATTAATTATCTTAAAGGGAATTGATTTTTGAAATCTGAAAAGGCTTTATCAAAATCAATTCCTTTCTCTTTGCATAAATTTCTAGCTATTTGTTCTATACCCTTGGAATCTCCTTTTTGAGCCATCTGCATAGCATTTCTAGCTATAGGGTTGCTCATTACGTTGTTATTTCCCATCATCTGCTGTATAAACTGTTGTGGGCCAGCTTTCATCATTTGAAAAATGTTAATTGGGTTCATTCTTCGTCACCACCTTTACTTTGTGATCGCGAATTTTTTCTTTGAGAACTTGTTAGTTTGCTTTCAATTTCTTCAATTTTTGAATACAGATTATCCAATCTTGTTGTAATACCCTCTGTAACGCTTTCTGATAGGTCTATTTTAAATTTTTCTGCATCAAAAGTATTATTTACTGCCTGTGTCGGTTTTGTGTCTCTAACAGGCTTATACACGATTGTTTCAATTTGCCCTTCTGCGTTCCATCCTTTAACATAAATCTCGGACAAATCTTGTTTAGGGAAAAAAGCAGCGGTGCCATCCATTGGAACATCATTTGCCGTTATTGCTTCTAAAGTCTGAACAACCTTACCTGTAAGTGGCTTTACTTGCGGCTGCATTACTTGTTGAGGTTGCTCTACTGGCATAGGCTGAACCTGAGATTGTGGTCTAGTTGTCCATGGATTGTACATTTGGGGTGTATAAGCCATTTGCGGCTGACTATAAATCATATTTTGATAAGGTGTCTGTGCTATCATCCGTTTTCTCCTTTTCAAGTTCTTCGTCAATTGCGTGTATCATTGTCGATTGATATATAAGTGGCACTTTTGCCACATCTTCCCTAGAAAAAATACGTTCCAATATTTCATCGGTAATCATAAGCCACCTCCTATAACTCTATTTTTGCATAAAAAAAGAGCGGTAACGAGTTCGTTATCCGCTCATAATCAGCTCACCAAAGTGTCATTATTGTATCACCCGGTTTATCTTTCGGTCTACCTGATGTGCTATCCGTTTTATTGTCGACACACTCATATTCATCAACTCGGCGCACATTTCATATGTGTATTGTTTGTTGCGCAACTCATACAGTTGTAATTCTCGCTCTGTGAAGTTAGCATTTAATCTTATGTACTCATATTCAGCCTTTATCAGCTTAGATATATCAATCATCAATATACCTCCTAAGTACACAATCAACATAACATATAGCCTAAAAAATAGCAATAAAAAAGACACATAATGCGTCATGTGTCAAAAAGAATGTAGTGTATATGCGGTATAGCACCACCTTAATGCCATAGGAACTGCATTATGTAAGTGCTAAAAGTTTTTTAGCTGAATTTCTATATCG